TGTGAAATCAAGCAGCCATCGAGGAAAACGCCAGATTCTTCTAACGGTTTGGCGCGGTTTTGGTCCCAATTCATCGCGTTTGCGCGCGCAGCGTTAGAAGGTTTCTAGGCCGCTGCCGAAGTCCGACGAGCCTTCTTCCGGCGGATGTAGTCGGCTGTCTGCTGCTCCGTCGTGTGGTCAAGCAGGACGTTCGCCCCAGTGATCCCGTCCTTCTCTTCCTTGTCTGTGGCCGCCTTTGCGCGGAGGTCGCGCAGCATCGTGGGCGGCAGCTTGGCGCGGGCGCGCGCCTTCTGCCAGGCTGAGGACAGCGCCTCGTAGGTCCATGGCGTCCCATCCATGCCGATGAACAGGAGCGGCGTCACGACGCGCTGCTGGGCGCGCTTCTTGGTCTGCTGCGCGGCCTTGATGGCTTTCAGCTTGGCGACCACGGCGCGCAGCCGCGGCGTCCACTCCACGATCACAGGCCGGGAGGTCCGTTCGGTCTTGTCACGCCGCACAAAGATGCCATCTGCGCAGACGTGGGGCTCGTCCGGGTTCTCCTGGTCGCGCTCCTCTCGCAGGCGCAGCAGGACACCGACGTCCGCCCCGGTCAGGAACGCCACCTCCAGGAAGCAGGCCAGGGTGATGCCGGTCGGAGTGCGCCGCCCGTTGGCGCCGTACAGGCCGCCGATCTTGACCCTACGAAGCTCGCTGTCGGTGATGTAGCGGTCGCGCGGGGTGCTGCCCATCGTCGGGATGGCGGAGACGGGGTTGCTACCCGCCTTGCGATACCCCTTCAGCTCCGCCAACTGGAAGATGCTGCGCAGCTGAGACCGGAAGAGGTCGTGGGTGCGCGGCATCGACTGGAAGGGCTTGAGGAAGTCGTAGCAGTCGGGCGTCTCCACCTCGGCGGCTCCCAGGGTCTTGAAGCTGTCCGCGATGACGGTCGCGCGGCGCTTCTCGTCGATCTGGGTTTTGGCGGAGTGCTTGACCATGACCTCCCGCTGCCATTCCGCTACCAACTTCGGCATGGTGTCATCACGAGAGTCGCGTCCAAGCGAATCGGCCAGTGCGGTATAGAACGCTGGAAGTCCCTCGCGGACCTTGGTCAATGGGAGCCAAACGCGCTTTGCGCCGTCGGCCCGCACCCGGTAGTAGCGACCGCCCTTGATCTGAGTGCCCTTGGCCGGGCCCTTCATCCGCTGGTCCCCGTTCGCCGAGGCTTCACCACGGGAGGGGTTACTCGTCCGCGCGGCTTCTCGATGGCGCCGCGGCACACTGCCTCGAAGTGGGGGCGCTCGAGCACCACGACTCCGGCGCGAACATAGGCTCGGCAGAAGCCGCGCTGATGGAGCTCTCGAAGTTGCTCGGACGGGCGCTTGTATCTCGTCAAGGTCTCGATCTCCTGCGCGGAGAGGGTGACACCGGGGCGCTCGGCGACTTCAGCCATTGAGGGCCTCCTGATGCTGTAACGTCGGTCGAATGAAGGGGAGCGACATGGAAGACGACGACTGGGCTGCATCGGTGGATGCCGAGCAACTGGATTTGGGGAAATGGGCGGCGCTGGTTGTGCTGACCCCGCCGGCGGCCTCGGGCCTGGGCCAGATTCGCACGGCGCTGCCGGGCGAGTACGGCAGCCGCGACCTGGCGGAGACCGCAGCTCGAGCCGCGATCGCCGCCGAGGCGCGGGGAGAGTGAAGGGTGCGCATCATCGCTTCGACTCTCGGCGGTGCGCCTTGAACCCGTCGAGGGCCCAGGCCAGCACGACGATGGGGCCGACGATGACGGCCGCCGCAGCCATGGCCAGGATGAAGCACCCGGCGAAGATGTTGGCGGGGATGTCGGCGCGCTTCATCGTGCGGTCCCCAACTGGGCCAGCACCTCGTGCGGCACGTCGAAGAAGCCAAGCCGGCCCTTCATCGGCACGAAGGGCAGAGGGCGCGGGTCGCGCAGCACGAAGCCGACGTCGCCCATGTACCAGGGCGAGGTCGACGCGGTGACGCAATCGACGATCTCGACGCTGCCCACGATGCCGCCGCGCTCGATGTTCTTGGCGCCCGGGATAGTCACCGGCGGGTGGCCGAGGCCGTCGCGCGCGAGCCGTGCGAAGGCGACGCCGTCATTCCACTCGTCGAAGGTCATGCCCTGCGACGCATGGATCAAGACCCGACCCCGAACCTTGGTCGCCCAGCTGCGGTTCTCGATGTCCTTGCCGCCGTGCAGGATGAGCCAGGCCCAGGGCTGGCGAATGCAGATGGCTTTAACCAACCGATCGGGTGGCGCCGCGGAAGGGGCGCTGCTTAGAATCGATCGCTCAATCATGGAGGCTCCGATGTGGGTGATCTCGAAGGTTCAGGTCGACGGGCAAGACCGCGCTGTTCAGTTCCTGTGGCGCAAGTTCACGCCCCACGGTCAGCCGGTCGGCGAGCAGTCGGTGGCCTCTCGGCTCGACGTCGTTGACGCTGTGGTGCGCGGCGACATCGTCACGACGGTGTGGCCGGCGGACTTCGGCGCGATCACCGCTGGCCCGAAGGTGCGCGTGCGCGCCGATGAGCACGGTGTCGAGTGGCTCGTGCTGGACAGCGTCCCGGGCGACGAGCGACGCATCGAAGAGCTGCCGAAACTCTGACCCATGGCCGACATCGACATCACCCCCGAAGAGCGCGCCGCGCTCTACTTCATCCCGCAGGCCTTCGGCGGAAAGGTCATCGACGAAGAGCTGCAACAGCGGCTCCAGGACAAGGGCTTCGCCACCGCGCCGCGTGAGGACGGCCGGCGCTGGCTGACCGAGCTGGGCGACCAGATCCGGCGCGGGAGGCTCTGAACGATGGACGTTCCCGCAGAGTACTGCCTGCTGAACATTCAGCACTGGTCGACTTGCATGACGAAGTCGGAATGGTCCGGCTGGGCTCAGGTCGTTGGTGCAACGGCTGCGGTGCTCATCGCTGTCGCGGTGCCCTTGTGGCAGAAGCGGCGGGAGCGAATTGATGCCAACTCGGTCGCACATCACTTTGCATTGCGGCTTCGTGGACTCTCTTCGCGCCTCATGCAACTTGAAGGGGTCGAGCGGAGGAACACTCTCCTCACGTGTCGCGAGAAGCTCAAGATGCTCATCCATCAGAGCCACACGATTCGCCTCGACCTCATACCGGCAGATCGCCTCGATGCATTGCTGGAGCTGCAGAGCATTGCCAACGCAACACTGTTGAACGTCGACAGGCAACTCGGACCGGACGCTGCAGACGTCCCGTTCTTTGTTCAGCTCTCCGCGGCGAACCACGCGATCATCCAAAGGGCGACCGAAACTCTCTGTGGTCGAGCCTTGAAGGCAAGCAGGCGCATGGAAGCGTGAGCCGCGATGGACGGCGCGCGGCGCCGGCAGCATGACCGCGGCGAACGCGGACATCAGCGCGAGGACGGCTGTGGTGGCGGCGATCAGTTCTCGCACGGCGCCCCCTCAGGTCCGGCGGGGCATCAGGACGCCCTCGCCACCGGTGAACGTGAAGTAGATCGTGTCGCCGAAGGACCCGGGCGACACCCGCGCGCCAGGCAGCGCAGCGATCTGATGCAGGTAGACGATGTCGGCGCGGTTCTCGCCGATCGCGTGACCGTCGGAGATCGCTCCGCCCTTGCAGAAGGCGGCCGGGCATTCGATGGTGAACACGCCAGCCTCGTTCTCGAAGAGGCCGTTGCCCTCGCAGCTCTTGCACTCGTACTCCTCGTCGAAGTGCTCGAACTCGCCCTTTCCCTCACAGGCTTCGCAACGATGGCCACGCAGCACGCCCGCGCCGGAGCAGCGCCTGCAGCGTTCAGGCGCCGGGATAGCCGGGAAGTCGCGCCAATCGGTGCGCGCAGCCGCGCCCGCAAACAGCGACGCCAGGTGGGGAATCTTGTCCGCAGCCAGCTCGGCGGGCGCCTCGCCGTCGCCACGCGGCACCCGGACTGCGATGTGCCCGTTAGCGCCATAGACATAGCCGTCGCGGCTGAACGGCGCGCGCAGGTAGCTACGAAGGTCGCTAGCCCGGGCGCAGAAGCGCTGAAGGTTGATGTCTGGGGCGCTCATGCCGGCACCCCGTCAGCCTTCGGCGCATGCGCCGCCGCGATCTTGGTGCTCTGCCCGATGAAGTCCAGCTCGCCGCCCAGGCCCTCGATCAGATCGGGGATCAGCTGCGACAGCTCGCCGGTGGCCAGCGCCGCGTCGACGTCGAAGGCCTCGTCCTTGGCCGGCTTGTCGCGGCCGTCGAAGACGATGTCCAGGAACTTGATGCCCTTGATCTGCATCGTGTCGGTCAGGGTGAACGACACGCGCTCCTTCCAGGTCATGGCCAGGCGCGTCGGCATCTTTCCGCCGGTCAGGTGGGCCTGCACCTCGTTGGTGTCCAGGTTGTGCCGGGCGTAGCGCACCGCCGCCTTCATCTCGTCCGCCGCCTTGAGCTCGCAGTCGCGGTCGATCACGAAGTCCTTCGGCGGGACGCCGTCCATCAGCCAAGCGGCCATGCACGCCGCCGGCGATTCCGCGCTCTGCAGCAGGTGCATGTTGATCGACGAGTCCGCCTTCACCAGCAGGGTGATCAGCTCGTCGGCCTTGCCGATCGAGCCCGCGTCCACCATCAGGAAGCCCTGCTTCGGCGAGATCCAGACGCGCAGGTGTGACTGCTGGGTGAACGCGCGCGGCAGCAGCTCCAGCACGACCTGTTCCTTGATGTCGCGCTGCTGCTTCTTGCCCGGGCGGCGGCCGGTCTGCTCCTCGATCTTCTCGATCGCCAGCTCGGTGTGCTCGCGGACCACGCTGCCGGGCAGCACGCGCTTCTCCATGCGCAGCGTCAGCAGCCAGTGGCCGTCAACCTGCTCGAGCAGCGGGGCGCCGGGCTCGCCGCGCGGCGGGGCCCAGCCGGCCGACCGCGCCTCGGTGGCGCCGCAGGGCGCGAAGCGCTCCTGTTCCAGCGCGTCGGCGAGCTTCTCGGCGTCGGCCTGCCAGTCCTTCGACAGGCGGTAAACGATCAGGTGCTTGAACATTCTGGGTCCTCGTCGACGTGGGGTCAGGCGTTGTGGGCGGCTTCGCCGACCTCGCGGTACTCGGCGTCGACGACGGCGCCGCCCGGGTTCTCGGCCTTGCGGATGCCGACGTAGACGGCGACCGTGGCGTTCGTGTCGGCCATGGCGCGGTGGGCGCCGGTGTGCACCAGGCCCGTGAAGTGCTGGTAGGCCTCGGCCAGGCTCGGCGTCTTCCACGACCGGTTGTTGCGCGCCAGCATGGCGTCGGTCGGCGGCACCTTGCAGTGGTTCACCGCGTTGCGCTGGGTGCAGTACGCGGGGCCGGCCTTCCAGACGTCGGCGAGCTGGTCGTCGTTGAGAAGGCGCTTGATCGCGATGCGGCCGATGCGCGCATCGAAGCCCTCGTTGTGACCGACGCGCTCGTTGGCGGCGCTCCACAGGCCCAGGAAGACCTGCAGCGCATCGCGCTCCGGGACACCGACGTCGAGCGCGAACTCGGTGGTGATGCCGTTCAGGGCGACGCACTCGTCGGGGATGTACCAGCCCTCGGGCTTGATGATCACGTCGATCGAGGCGATGACGTTGCACTGCGGCGCATCGGGCGTGCCGACGTCGATCAGCTTCGCGGCGAGCTGGGTGATGTGCGGCTGGCGCGGATCGCTGCTCGGCTCCTTGTAGAGCGGCAGGCCGGTGGTCTCGAAGTCGTAGAAGAGTTTCAGGTTCATGGCGTGGTCTCGGTGGTCGTTGTGGGTGGGGCGGCGGGATCAGGCCGCCTCGGCCAGCTCGGCGATCTCGCCGCGCTGCACCCAGTGGGCGGTGAAGGTCTGCGGCAGGGCCGGCACGCTCTTCAGCGTCCCGAACATCAGCACCGTGTCGATCTCGCCCTCGCGGGCCAGCACATCGACCCAGGCCAGCGCGTCGGCGCGGCCCTTGTTGTCGAGGACGTCGAAGCGGTCCAGCATCAGGAAGCGCAGGCCCGATAGGTGCGAGATTGCCTCGGCCAGCATCGCGTCGGCGCGCCACTTCTCGGCCTCGCTGAAGAACTGGTACGCGCGGCCGTTGGCCTGGCGCAGGACCATGTCGGTCCCCAGCTTCAGCACCGGCCATTCGGCGTCGTCGGCCGACTGCTGCAGGCGGGCGTTGAACGGGTCCAGGGCCTCGGCCAGCAGCTCGCCGGGGATGCCGTCCGGCGCGAGCGCCGTGGTGATCAGGTCCCAGGCGACGACGTCGGCGTGGTGCTCGGCGGCGTCCGCCGTCTTCTTCGCCGCGCTGTCGGCCGCGAGCTGCAGGGTGTGCTGCCGGTCCAGCGCGACGACGATCTCGGCGCGGCGCGCCTTCATCTTGGCGACCTTGCCCTCGGCCTCGGCGCGCACGGCAGGGTCACCGCCGGCGTCATCGGCCATGGCCTGCAGGATGATCTCGTGCTCCGCCTGCGCGGCCTGGATCTCGGCGAGCGCGGTCTCGCCGGCGGCGACGGCATTCGCCATCAGGTCGCGGGCCTTCTGGTACTCGGGGATGCGCGCCGCGGCCTCCGGGCTGCCGGTGGCACCGATGCGGCCGTGCTCGCGCTCGTAGGCGGTCAGCGCGGCCTCCGCGTCGCACTCCTCCTGTGTGGGCTGCTTGTCGACCGACGTCTGGCCGAAGGGCAGCAGGTAGGCGACGGCGGCGGCCAGGTCGTGGACCAGCCCGACGCGCTTGCCCTGGCCAGCCTCCGCCTTCGTCGCGGCGAGCTTCTGCTCCCATTCGGCGAGGCCGGCACGGTCGACGGCGAGCTTGTTGTCGACGCGCTGGTAGGTGTCGACCTTGGCCTCCAGGGCCGGCAGCTTGGCGCGCTGTTCCTGGCGGCGCTTCTCCTCGGCCTGCATCGCGCCCAGGTTCTGCTGGCCGGCCTCGAGGTCGGCATCCAGCTTCGCCAGCTCGGCGCGTAGCGGGGCTGCGGCGCCGGCGTCGAACGCGGGGACCTCGGCCGCCCAGTCCTTGGCCTTCTCGCTGCCGTAGACCTCGCCGGTGGTGACGCGCCAGGCCGACTTCGCCTCGGTGCCCTTGAGCTTGGACGCGTCGTGCGCGGCCTCGAAGCCGGCCTTGAGCAGCGGGCCGACGCGGTCGACCTTCTTCTCGTCGACGCCGCGCTTCTTCAGGCGCGCGATGACGTCCTTGACGTCGAGCTTGACCTTCATCAGCGCGAACAGGGTCTTGCGGCGCTCCAGCTCGTTCATCGCGGCGAACGCGTGCGGCTCGCACACCAGGTGCAGGAACGGGCTCGGCCGGTAGACGTTCTCGTCGGTGGTCTTGCCGCTGGGGAACAGCGCGAAGGTGGGCGTGCCGTCGCCGTGGATAACCTCGGCGCTGCCGTCCTTGGCGCCTTCATGCACCAGCGACTTGAGCTCCTTCTTCAGCTTGACGCCGCGCGCGACCAGGTCGCCGCCCAGCGCCATGCGCACGGCCTCCACGATGCTGGTCTTGCCGCTGCCGTTGAAGCCGGCGAAGAAGGCGACGGGGGTCGGCAGGTCGATCTCGGCGAAGGCGATGCCGAGGACGTTGCGGATTTCGATGCGGTTCAGTTTCATGGCGATCCTTTGCCAATCGATCAGGGGTAGGGGAGGCCCAGCGCGGCGGGAGGGGAGGCCGGACTGCGGGTGCGGTCTGCGCTGGGCCTCGTGACTTACTCGGGGCTGGCGACGTTGGAGCGGCGGCGGCCGGTGGTGGTGGGCTGCTGCTCGGCCTGCTGCTGGCCGTCGACCAGGGCGGCGATGCGGCGATCGGCGACGCCCATCAGCACGTCGCGCAGGTCGTCGCTCACCTCGGCCGGGATCTCGCGCACCAGGCGGTTCACGGTGTCGGCATCGGCTGCGCGCTCGATCTGGCCGGCGTAGGAGTCGCCGTCGAAGGCGTGCTGCTGGTCCTGCTGCTGGGCGATCTCGCCGTCGGCGCCGGCGACCTCGCCGGTCTCGGCGTCGACCGGCGCATCAGCCGGCGGGCTCTGCTGCTCGACCTCATCGACCATCGGGGCCGGGCCGCTGCGGAGGTCGGCCATGGAGACCGGGCCGGACACGGGAGCGCCCGTGTCCATGTCGATGATGTCCTCGGCTTCCTCGCGAGACTGCAGGCCCATCAGCAGCTCCGGCGCGTAGAGCTTGCCGAAGAAGCTGGCGGCGCGGTAGCGCAGCATGACCTCGTCCATGGTCTGCCACTTGCTGCCGTTCTTCGTGTACCAGCCCTCGCGCACGGCCATCTCGATCGAGATCGGCGGCGACTCCAGGCGCTCGCCGGTGGCGAGCTCTTTCACCCAGGCGATGCACTGCTTGTCGACGATCGCGACGTTCTCGGTCTTGGTCCGGCGCTGGTTGTCTTCCCAGTAGGTCGTGGCGTAGGGGACCGTCTTCTTGCCCAGCACCTTGATCTCGAAGCGCAGCGGCGAGAAGCGGCCGCAGTCGTTGATCGCGGCGATGATCCATTGCGACGACCAGCTGGGGCGGCCCTCCACGATGTAGAGGTTCTGCATCACCATCAGCGGGTCGGCACCCATACGCGTCGCCATGTTCAGCGCCACGGCGCAGTTCGACAGCGCGTTGGGGTTCTCGCGCGTTTCCTTGACGTTGCCGTACTTGTCGAGCTTGACGACCTGCGAGCGGTAGGCCGCGGGCACGAGCGTCGTGGTCATCAGCAGCTTCGACTGGCGGATCATCAGCTCGAAGCTCTGCGAGGAGCCGAAGCCCGGCGCGTAGTTCTGCTGCACGGCGACGGCGCCGCCTTGCTGCTTGAGGGTGTCGAGGGCGAGAGGGGCGTTCATCAGTCTTCTTCCTTGAAGTGGCAGGTGTTCCAGCGCGCGCAGTACTTCGCGCTGCACAGGGGGGAGGAGGGGTTGGGCGGGAACAGGCCGGTGCGGAACATCCCGGCGGCGATCTGGATCAACCCGGGCTGGTCCTCGGTGCCGACCATCACGCGCTTGGCGTCCCAGATCCGGCTGACCGCGGCGGCCGGGCGGCTGCTGGTCGACAGGGCCAGGATCTGGCCGCCGACCGTGGGCACGCCCTCGGTGTGCTCGTACATCAGCTGGTAGGTGCCGAGCTGCGCGCTGCGGCCCTTGGTCTGCGCGACGCCGTCGGCGATGACGCGGGTCCCGGTCTTCACGTCCGGGATGACGACGCCGTCGGGGTGCCGCGCGACGCGGGCCCGGTCCATCGAGCCGGTCAGGCGCACAACCTGACCGCCGCCGCAGTCGATCTCAAGCGGCGTCAACTGCTGCTCGACGCTGTGGAAGGCGAAGCGCGGCGAGATCTCGCTGCAGTACATCGCGTGCAGCGACAGCCCGATGCGCTCGGCGTCGTCGACGCTGAGCCCGTCCTGCTTGAAGTCGACGTCGCGGTCCGGGTTGCGCAGCGTGTCGACGAAGACGTCGGCCGCGTCGAGCGCGCTGATCGGCTCGGCGCCCGGCAGGCGACCGGCATCGAACGCGGCGGTGCTGGCGTGGATCGACGTGCCCAGGTGCGCGCGCAGGCCGGCGGCCTTGCGCATGCCGAGGATGTGCTCGCCCTCCCAGCTGTAGGCGCAGTCGAAAAGTTTCGACCAGCTGCTGGCGCGGGCGGTGTGGACGCGGGGGGCGAAGGCTTCGGTCACGCGACACCGCCTTCAACAGCCACGATCGCGGCTTCCGCGTCGGCCATCGCCGCATCGAACTCCGCGCGGTCCGTTTCGTCGTCCCAGGTGGCGACGTGGCTCAACCGCTTCAGAGCGGCGAGCAGGGCGCCGGCTCCAACAAAGAGCTGAGCGTTGGCCTTCGCCTCATCGGTGTGCGGTGAGCCGTGTTCATCGCGGAACTCGGCGACGAGGAAGCCGCCATGGACGATGCTCGTGCGGACCAGTGTGCCGATCGCTTCGAGCTGGACCGTTGTGTGCTTGCCGACGCTCATTGCGCGCTCCAGACGTAGGCCGCTCCGATCAGCGCCAGCACGGCGACGGTCGTTGCGGTGGGGTGATGGATGAACCAGCGCTCCAGGCCGTGGACGCCGCCCATGCGCGGGCGACGCGGCTCGGGCTCGTTCTCGAAGCCGAGGTCGCTGCAGGCCTCGGCCGGAGCCGGGGCCGTGGTGGTGCGGGCGTCGTTCACGCGTCGCTCCCGACCAGCGCCAGCACCGGTGCGTTCATGGCGCGGGCGTGCTCGACGCGGCGCTCGCGGCGGTCCTGCTCGTCGGCCTGCAGGCGGTACTCCGCCAGCTTGTTGGCGATGCGGATGATCTCGGCCTGGGTGTCGTCGTCGGCGAGGAAGCGCTCGGTGATCAGGTCACCGGCGGCGCAGCGCGTGATGTGCGGCTGGCCGGGGTCGTTCTGGATCACGACCAGACGCGGCGTCTTGAGGTCGGCGAGGTCTTCGGCGGTGACGCCGCGCAGGTGGGGCACTTCCCGCTCGCGCTCGATGCCGCGGCATTGCAGGAAGACCCACTCGCTGTAGAACTCGACCTGGCGCAGCACCAGCGCGCGCGCGGCGCTGATGTCCGCTTGGGTCGTCGAGGTTCCGATCTGGTTCATCCGTAGCTCCCTGGTTGGTTGCGTTGGATGAATACTAGTGCCGCTTGTTTGTCAGGTCAATAGCGCCGCTTGTATTTGCGCTTATATTTTTCTGGTGTGCCTTGGCGCTTGGCTTCGTCAGCTACTTGGAATCGGCTCGGCAATGGCCGCCTGGGGAGGCTTCAGGGTGGGCCATGCCGGGAGCCGCAGCGAATCATTCGTGATGATGGCGGCGGGAGCCGCAGTCCTCGCGTTCTGGTTCGCGATCGTCTAGTCCGTCAGGACTTCTGCTGCCGCTGGGCGCGGCGCGCAAGGATCATCTCCAGTGCATTCGGCGGTACCTCGCCGAAGAAGATGACGTCGCCGCTCACCGACCCGATGAACGAGTTGTTGGCGGCTTGCTTGGCTGCGGCCTCACGGCCTGCCGTTTCTTTGGCTTCGGTCGGCCTCAAAGGCGGGACCTCACTGGCGGCGAGCGACTCGATGTATCGCTCTGCGCTCCTATCGCGATTCGTCACGTTTTGTTTCTCCCTGTGAGCCCGCGGAGAATAAACGGAATCTTCACGCTGCGTGCGGTTGTGCACAGTCACCGATGGGGGAGGCCCAGCGCGAGGATCGCACACAGGGCGAGTGCCAGGGCTACGTTCGTCACAACTGAGGCGATCAGCAGCTGCATCAGCAGGCGGCGACGCCAGGGGGTCTTCTGCACCACCAGCACCGCGGCTTGGCCATCGTCGAACGATGGCAGGCCATTGCTCTCTGAAGCGTCCGTGCCGCTGCCGGCGGCTTGCGCGCGACTGAAGAACACGTAGACCTCCTCTGCCTTGTCGACGAGCGGGGATTCTCGGGGCGGCGGGGGAGGTGGCGGCTGGGGCGGTTGATCGGGCAAGGCGGGACTACAAGGCGTTCCCGCAGTGCCGATTCCGGTCTCGCTGCGGAGGACTCCCAGCCGCAATTATCCGGTGCGGACCTTCGAGCGCGATGTGCTGCTATGCGCACGCGCGTTGCGTTCGTGAAGGGCCCCCTTCATCTGGTGGGCCTCGTCAGCGGCATTCAGAAACCCGAGCAGGAAGTCACGCTCTGGGCCTGGCGCCCAGTTCTCGGCCATGCTTCGCACCGTGTCCTCCCAGTCGTCTTGCGATCCGGCCGGGGAGGCCGGTGCAGCGATGGGTGGCAATCCTTTCGCCAGTGCATCGATCGCGGCTGCCTCGTCGTCGTTCGGGCCGTTCTCGATCATCGAGGCGGCGGCAGCGGCCATCAGCTTGCGCTTTCGTTCGGGCGCGGCGGCAACAGCGGCGGACACGCCAAGCAGAGCCCGGACGAGGGAGAGTTCGGTTGGACTTTCGACGTAGACGGGTTCCGCCTTGGTCGGCTGCGCTTCCGAGCCAAGGACGGTAGCGAGTCGAGGGCTGAAGTCGGCGACCTTGCACCCCAGCCCCTCGGCGAACCCCAGCGCGGCCTTAAGGCTCAAGGGGGTCTGGCCGTTGAGGAAGAAGCCGACCGCGGCCTGGCTCCCAATGCCGAACTTCAGGCCGAACTGGAGCTGTGTGCCCAGGCCGCGCTCCTTCAGCGCTGGCTTGCGGTCCTCCCAGATCCGGCGCAGGCGCGCGGCTTCCTCCCGATGCTCGTCGGTGACCTTCGCCTTCCGGGCATCAGCGTCGCTTGTATTCATCAGCGGGATCCTATGGTTAGCATTGCTAACGGCAACTAGCGGCGCCTGTTTGCGCTTGACCTCGAAAACAAGCGCCGCTAGTATTGGCGCCATGAACGGAATTCGAGCCATCCGCGCCCAACTGGGGATGACCCAACAGGCATTCGCCGAGGGCATCGAAATGACGCAAGCCAACGTCTCGCTCTACGAGAGCAAGGGCCAGACGGTGCCGCCGGGCGTTGCCCGCCGCGTCATCGACCTCGCCGGTGCGCATGGCTTCACCTGTTCCATGGACGACGTCTACGCCGCCGAGCCCAAGCTGAAGCGCGCGCGGCCGGTCCGAGCAGCACGCAAGACGCAGGCGGCCTGAAGTGCGCGCCGCTCAGTCGTTGCAGATCGGACCGTTGGGGGAGGGCTGGCAATCCACCTCCGCGCTGCCTGACGCGCAGCCGCGTCCGCCAGTGACGATCGCCGCGACGAGCGCGATCCCTGCAACCCAACCGACGCCTTCCCTCAGCGTTCGCCATGACCTGGCGTCGCGAGCCGCTGCAGCAAACATCAGCAAGAGCGGCACCGCCCATAGCGCTGTCTCAATCCAGAACTCTCTGGTCATTCTTCGTGTCCCTCCCTGCAGACGTGAGTCTGTCACGGGCCGGACCGCACGTTGTCTCCCCATCGCACTGGACCGGCCCGCCGTCCTCCCCGGCGGGCGGTGCGATGGCTTTGCCCCGGGCTTCGCGCCCGGGGCCTTTTCTCTCCCTCGGAGTGCGCAATGACGCCCACCCACTTCAATCGCTCGCATGCATTCACGGAAGCGATCGGTGCCGGACGACGCGCAGTTGCTGATGCCGTGGATGCGCTCTCCGACGCGGCGACGCTCACAACTCGTAGGGCAGGGTCACCTCTAAAACGCGCTCTCGAAGCAGTCGCAACTGCTCGCTGTATGCCTGTTGCGCAACCGCAGTCTGCTCTGGCTGAAGGGGAACCGAACTGCTGTCGAGCGTCTGATGGTGCAGCAGGAACTTTTCCAGCGCAGGGCGAACCACGTGTGCAAGCGGAGGCTCCAGTTGCTGGCCAGACGCGGTGTAGCCGGCAATGCGCTCGTTCTTCAGCGCCATCGCGAGGCACGTCAGCATGAAGTCCAGCATCACGCTCTGCCCTGCAAACGCTCCGGCTGCGACCAGGTCGCCGTCGTCGAAGTCCATCGCTCTCCCTGCCTCTATGCCTCGTGTCCAACGAAGCATAGCCGGACCGCTTCGCGCGCATCTCCGCGCTCAGTCCTCGTCGCGGGTCGACCGCGCCAGCTCGACCAGCGCGTCGAGCTGCCACTCGCGCTCGTACATCGCCGCGAAGGCGGCCGCCTCGGCGACGACCTGCTCGGTGGCGCGCTTCGCGAATTCTTGATCGGACATACAGGACCCCCAATGACTGAAGACGACGTGAACTTCTCGCGTAGCGGGCGCTCGGACCCCGGCGGCAAGCTGGTCTCGCGCCTCGACATCCCGGTGAGCCAGGAGACCGAGGAGGCTGTGATCGCGATGGCGACCCTCTCGGGCATGTCGAAGAGCGAGTTCGCCCGTCACCTGCTGGAGCGCGCCTTGTTCGGCGAGTTCAACGTGATGCGCCGCAGTGTGGCCGGACGCGGGCAGTTCGGTCGATGGGATCAAAGTCCGGCGCCGGCCCGGGAGGGCGTCTGATGAACGGCGTCGACTGGATGGCCCAGCGAATCATCGCCGCGGCCAACCGTGACCTCGACCCCGGCGACGCGCCCCCGCGCTTCAACCCGCGACCGCCCGGCGTGATCCGCGAGGGCAGCGCGACACAGCAAGTTCTCCAGTTCTTGGAGAAGCACACCGGCCGCTACTTCATCCGCATCCAGATCGTGCGCGCCACCGGCTGCAGCGAGCGCGCCGTCGACTGGGCGCTGCTGTTCCTGAAGGCGCAGCAGCGGATCAAAGCCGTCGAAGACACAACCCGCAACTCGCGCTATCTGCGCTATGGCATCGCAAAGGAAGGCGAAGCATGACCACCCTGGAAGAGGTCCCCGAGAAGGAGTGCACCGGCTGCGACGAATCGTGGCCGGCGACGCGCGAGTACTTCAACGTCAGCGCCAAGGGCGTCTACGGCCTTCACTCGTGGTGCAAGGCCTGCATGTCGGAGGACTACCGCAGCCGCAACCCGCTGAAGCGCCCGCCGGTGCCGGATGTGTTCGGCGTGAACCTGCGAGGGGGCGCCTGATGTCCATCCTGCACGTGGTGAGCGTGAGTGGAGGGAAGGACTCTGCCGCGACCGCGGTGCTGGCCATCGAGCAGCACGGGCGCGCTGCCTGCCGCTTCGTCTTCGCCGACACCGGAAACGAGCACGAGCAGACCATCGAGCATGTCGCCTACATGGCGCGCCACCTGGGCGTCGAGATCGTCACGCTGAGGGCGGACTTCTCCGCGGAGATCGTCCGGTTCCGTGACTACGTGCGCGAGCAGTGGCCGCGCAAGGGCGTTTCCAAGGGCGACTGCGAGCGCGCGATCGCCGCCCTGGTGCCCACCGGCAATCCGTACCTGGACCTGTGCCTGTGGAAGGGGCGCTTTCCCAGCCGGACGCGCCAGTTCTGCACCCACTATTTGAAGACGCTGCCGCTGGTCGAGTACCAGATGGGCCTGATCGGGGATGGTGCCTGCGAGGCCGTATGGTCGTGGCAAGGCATCCGACTGAACGAGAGCCAGTCACGGATGAGCCGCCTCCAGGGGACTGGCGCGTGCGTGCGCTCGTTCGAGGTGATGGGTGATGGGCTCTTCACCTACCGGCCGATCCTTCGTTGGACTGCGGTGGATGTATTCGATGCCGCGGCGCTGTACGGCCTGGCCCCGAACCCGCTCTACCTGCAGGGGATGACGCGCGTCGGGTGCATGCCCTGCATCAACTGCGGGAAGGACGAGATCCTCGAGATCTCCAAGCGCTTCCCCCATCACATCGAGCGGATCGCCATGTGGGAGCTGATGGTCAGCATGGCTAGCAAGCGCCAGATGGCGAGCTTCTTCCCCGATCCGGACCGCGAGAAGCATCTCAACAAGCGCGGCATCCACAACGTCGTCGAGTGGTCGAAGACCCAGCGTGGCGGCCAGCTGATGGACTGGGTCCGCATTCACGAGGAGCCGAAGGCGTGCGAGAGCGCCTACGGCTTGTGCGAATGAGTAACGCCATCACCCGACCGGCTCTGCGCTACCACGGCGGCAAGTTCCGTCTGGCCAGCTGGATCGTCGGCTTCTTCCCGGCGCACCGCATCTACTGCGAGCCGTTCGGAGGCGCTGCCTCGGTGCTGCTGCTGAAGGACCGCAGCTACGCCGAGATCTACAACGACCTGGACCTTGAGGTCGTCAACTTCTTCCGCGTGCTGCGCGACGCCGACTTGGCGGAGCAACTGGCGCGGGCCGTCTACCTGACACCTTTCTCGCGCGACGAGTTCCGCGACTCTTACGCCGAGACCGATGACCCGGTGGAGGCGGCTCGGCGCACGCTGGTGCGCAGCTTCATGGGCTTCGGCACCACGACGCTCCGTCACAACCGCACGGGCTTCCGGGCGAAGGCGAACCGCCAAACCCAGCCGGCGCAGATCGACTGGACGAACTACCCCGCGCACGTGGCCACGTTCACCGAGCGCCTGCGCGGGGTGGTGATCGAGAACCGCGACGCGCTCGAGATCCTGGCGCAGCAGGACACGGCCGAGACCCTGTTCTACGTCGATCCGCCGTATCCGCACGAGACCCGCTCGGCGATCAAGAGCCACAACGACAAGGCCTATCGCCACGAGATGACCACCGCGGATCACGAGGCGTTGGCTCGGACTCTGCACGCCCTGAAGGGAATGGTCGTCCTCAGCGGCTACGCATGTGAGCTGTACGACCGTGAGCTCTTCCCCGACTGGGAGCGCCACGAGCGCGTCGCCATGGCCGACGGCGCGCGCGAGCGCACCGAGGTCGTCTGGCTGAACCCGGCGTGCAGCCGCGCGCTCTACCTTGCTCGTGGCGACCTGTTCGCGGAGCTGGCCGCATGACCGCCCAGCACGACATGGCCCAGCGCACCCGCCTCGGCGCGGGCCTGCTGCACTGCCCTGAATCCGAGGTCGCGCAGCGCGCGGCCGCCATGGAGCCGGAGGAACGTCGCCGCTTCTCCTCGTGCATCAGCTGGCTCGTTGACTACGAGGCGGCCGAGGCCGATCAAACCCGAGGCCCGCAATGAACCTGACCCACGACCAACTCGCGACCGACCTCGCCGAGCACCTGCGCGGCACATCCAACCGCATCACCTGGGAGGACATGCAGCTCGGTGAGAGCGGCAGCCCGCGGCCCGACGTCTACACGATGGAGCCGACGTACACCCGGCTCACCTTCGAGGCCTTCGAGTGCAAGGTCAGCGTCGCCGACTTCCGGCGCGACGTCACGGCGGGGAAGTGGCAGTCCTACCTCGCGTTCGCCAACAGCGTCACCTTCGCGGCGCCGACCGGCCTGATCACCAAGGACATGGTCCCGCCGACCTGCGGCCTGATCCTGCGCGGCGCGAACGGTGGCTGGCGCTACGCGAAGAAGCCGGTCTCTCACCAGCTGACCGAGCTGCCGTGGAAGGCATGGGTCAAGCTGCTGCTCGACGGTGTTGGGCGTGCGAACGGCACCAACCGGGCGACGTTCTTCAACGAGTGGGTTGCTCGCAGGAAGCTGTCCGACAAGTTCGGTGCCGAGGTCGCCGCGATGCTCAGCGACCTACCGCAGCTCCGGCGCCAGCTCGCGGAGGCCCAGGGGCAGTACGAATCGGAGCGCAAACGCCTGCAAGAGCAGCTCGCCCGCGACCGCGAGGCGATGCAGAAGCAGCGCGACAGCGAGCGCGAGCGCTGCAGCGACGCCGTCGGAAGGCTGGCCGTCGCCATGGGCTTGCCGGAGGACGCGCTCGCCACCGAGCTGCAGGTTCGCGCCCAGCAGATGCTGGCGCTGCTGAGCAAGCCGCGGTTCAAGGGCAGTCCGCTGCTCGATCTGGCAGATGAGCTCGCCAGGGTTGCGGTGCAGGCGCGCCAGTTGGGTGAGTTCCTCACCTCGGCGCCGCAGCCGGCTGAAGAGGCCGAGACCCTGGAGGACGTCCTCCGGTGAACCCCTTCGACCCGAACTTCAAGGGGCAGCTGCCTCCGCCCACGGCCTACGAGCGCGCCGCGGCGCGCAACGCCCGCAAGCAGTCGGCCCGCCGCGCGGAGCAGCTGGAGCGTGATGGCCCGGCGCGGAACCCGACGCGCGAGCAGGTCGACGCGGCGCGCGCAAAGACGGCCCGAATCCTGAAGCCGGGAGGCCTGTGACCCGCGATACCGCCGACAGCAGCGTCCGCGCCTTCTACGAGCAGCACGCCGGGGAGATGCAGCGGCAGGAGCTGCGCATCCTGAAGGCCATGGCCCCGCGCCAGCTCTACACGCGCCGCGAGCTGGAGCAGCTCACCGGCATGCGCACCGGGCCGCTGTGCGGCCGCGTCAACGCGCTCATCAAGGCCGGCTATCTCGAAGTCCCCGGCAACAAGGTCTGCACGGAATCCGGCCGCCTGGTCGAAGCCCTGCGCCTTGTCGCCCAGCAGTTGGAGTTGATCTGATGGCAGGTGGAATTGACTGGTTCCGGTGGCACCACGGCACCGTGACCGACCAGAAGTTGCCCTTGGTGGCGCGCCGCGCCGGCGCCTCCGTCGCGGAGGTGATCGCGGTGTGGGCCTGCCTGCTCGAGCGGGCGTCGATGAACGAGCACGAGCGCGGCTCGCTCGGCAGCGACCCGGACTTCGAGGCCATGGACTGCGCGCTGCAGCTTCCCGACGGCCGCTCGGCGGCGATCTTCGAGGCCTTCCGGCAGCGCGACATGGTCGACGCCGGCATGCAGATCTCGGCCTGGGCGAAGCGTCAGCCCAAGCGCGAACGCGAGGACAACAACGCGACGGAACGCAAGCGCCAGCAGCGCCAGCGGGAGGCGAAAGGGAAGGGCGAGACAGCTGATGTCACGCCACGTCACGCCACGTCACGCCATGCCACGCCTAGAGGAGAGGAGAGTAGAGAAGAAGAGATAGGAGCATCTATCCCTGCTCAGGACACTCTCCGCGCGGAAGCGGGCGCTCCGCCGCCCGCCGACCCTCCGCCTGCGGCGCCAGCGCCATCCCCCGATCCCCAGCTCGCGCCCACCGCCGCCGGGCTGCTCTGCCGCCGGCTCAAGGCCATGGGCATCAGCAACGTCGCCCCGGGCCATCTGCGCTTCACGACCCTGCTGAAGGCCGGGGCGACCCCGGAGGAGTTCTTCGCCGCGGTGCCCAAAGCGCTGCACGCCCGGGACCCGTTCGGCTACCTCGTCGGGGTGGTGGAGGGAGAGCGCATGCGCGCCGCCGAGATGGTCAAGCAGGTCCACCACGGGCCGATGCCGACCCGCAGGACCTCGCCGCCCGTGCTGGACACGGCGGCCCGCAACGCTGAAGCCAAGCGCCTGCTCGGCTTCGACACCCCACCGACCCAGGAGGTTCGCGATGCTTGAGACCGACTTCGACGACTTCGCCGCCATGCTCGACCAGACGTGCCGTCTGCTGAGCCGCGGCAGCTACGTGCCGGACGCGGGCAACACCTCGCTCTGGTTCCGCGCGCTCAGCGCCTACGGCCTCGACGCCGTGCGCTACGCGCTGGACGCCCACGTCCGTGACCCGGTGCGCGGCAAGTTCGTGCCGGTGCCGTCGGACGTCATCGCCCAGATCGAGCGCCTGTCCGTCGACGGCCGCCCTGGCGTCGAAGAGGCCTGGGCCATGGTCCCGCAGGGCGAGGACCAGTCCGTGGTGTGGACGACCGAGATGGCGGAGGCCTACGGCGTGTGCAGCGGCCTGATCGCCGCCGGCGATCGCATCGCGGCCCGCATGGCGTTCAAAGAGGCCTACGAGCGCGCCGTGACCCTCGCCAAGGCCAAGGGTGCCACCGTGACCTGGATCGTGTCCCAGGGGACCGATCCGGAGCAGCGCAAGCGGGTTCTGACCGCCGCAGTCAACGCCGGGAAGCTGACGCCCGAGCTGGCGTATGGCGAATGCCCGGCGCTGCCGCCGCCCGCGTCCAAGGTGGCGCTGCTGCCGCCCAAGGACACGCCGAAGACCGACGCCGCCCGCGAGCAGCTGCGTGGCGTCGTCGCGGTGAAGCGGGCCGACCCCGTGGACCCCAGGGGCTGGGCACGGGCGCTCAAGGCCCGGGAGGAGCGCGGCGAGCGCCTCACCATGGACCAAGCCCGGGCCTGGCGCGACGCGCTGGCCTACGCCCCGGACGAGATCAAGTCGGCGGCCCAGGGCGCCCCGATCATCGCCGCCGACCTGCTGCCGCCCGGCCTGCGCGCGGCGCTGGAGCACGAACGTGCACTGAGGAGCCAGGCATGACCCCGCTGGCCGAGCTGCTGCCCGCCTTCACCTTCGACGAGCAGCGCGCCCAGTGCGCCCGCTGCCGCCACCGGATCGAGATGCCGATCAAGGCCTCGCGCGCCGAGAATGCCCGCGTCGTCCTGCGCTGCAACGTGATAAGCGGGAAGCGCAGCTGCAGCCTCGCCCGCGCTCCGGACGGCCAGTGCGGACCCGACGCCAAGCTGTTCCAGGCTGAGGTCTTCCAGTGAGCCGCCGCCCGATCACCATGTCGCTGGCCGAGGTACTGAACCTCGGTGCCCGGGCCCGGGGTCAGGTCTCGCTCATCGAGATGCGGGACAACCCGGCGCAGCGCGGCAAGAGGGGGCAGAAGTACGGGAACACCAAGGTCCAGGCCGACGGCATCACCTTCGACTCCAAGGCCGAGCACCGCCGCTGGTGCCACCTGCGCGTGCTGGAGCGCGCCGGCGAGATCCGCGACCTGCGCCTGCAGGTTCCCTTCGAGCTGATCCCCGCCCAGGTCAGCACGACCGGCAAGAAGCAGCGCGCCACGGTCTACCTCGCCGACTTTGTCTACGCCCGCACCAAGGATGGCAAGGTCGTCGTCGAAGACGTGAAGGGCGCTGTCACCCCCGAGTTCCGCTTGAAGCGGAAGCTGATGCTGGAGCGCCACGGCATCGAGATTCAGGAGATCAGGTCATGAACAGGATGTTCTTCCTCGTGCTGGCCGTAGGCGGCTGGTTCGCCTTCGCGGTCCTCGTGCTCAGCCTCATCGGTCAGGTGCCCACGAACGCGGAGCCGCTGACCACGTCGGCCGCCTGGGGCCTGATCAGCACGCTGGCCCTGCTGATGTTCGTGGCCTTCATCGCTGGCGCCGATCAGGCGATGAAAGCCTTTGAAGCCTTGGAGGAACGGAACCAGGAACTTGCCGACGGGCTCTGCGACGCGCTGGATGTCCTGCATGAGATCGAGGACGAGACCGCGATCTACCTGCGCACCCGCGGCGACGCCCGGGCGCTGCACGTCATCGACGAAGCCCAGGACGTGCTGCGCGCCAGCGGCCGCGGCATCAAGGGCTTCAACCCCGACGGAACCTGTCCCTAGGGCTGAACCATGAGCACTCTCTCCGCCCCGCAAGAGGCCTTCGCCCGCGGCGTCGCCTCCGGCCTGTCGCAGGCCGAGGCCTACCGCCGCGCCTACCCGCGCTCGCAGAAGTGGAAGGCCGATGCCGTCCACCAGCAGGCGTCCCGCCTCATGGCGCTGCCTCAGGTTGCCGCAAGGGTGAAGGAGCTACAGGGTCTGGCCGCTGACGAGGTCGTCGTCGACGTGAAGGCCTTGCTCCAGGAGGCCAAGCGCCTGGTCTTCTCCGACATCCGCAACATCATGAAGCCCGACGGCACCCTGAGGCTGCCGCACGAGCTGGACGCCGACACCGCCGCCTCGGTGAAGAGCTTCAAGATGGACGAGTACGGCAAGGTCGAGTACCAGTTCTGGGACAAGAACAGCGCCATGGAGCGGCTCTTCAAGCACAAGGGCCTGTTCGAGCTCGACAACAAGCAGAAGACCGACCCGCTGTCGGACCTGCTGGGCACGCTGAAGGGCAACGTCGTCGGGCCCGTGGCTCAGGAAGGGAAGGGGACCTAGCGCCCGCGCCTGAGAACGCGTGACAGGTTCGAGAGCTCCAACGGCTTCTGCAGGCTGAAGTCGAATAAGGTCGGCTCGTAGGAGGCGTCATCGCCTGGCTCGCGGGGGTACGCCGACAGGGACACCAGAAGCGGGCATTGATCGCCCATCGCCCGGGCAGCCTGTGCCACGTCGAACGCATCGCCGCGCTCGAGCCGGGGCTCCATCACGAGGGCGTGACATCGCTCCGCCGCCAGTGCGGCTTTGGCGTCCTCTAGCTTGGCCGTGCTGATCACTCGCCAGCCGTCGAGCTCAAGCCAGATCGCCAGCGCCTCCAGCAGGTCGGGCGAGTCATCGAGAAGAACGACTGTGGGGCGGTCGGGCTGCACGGGCAGCATGCTATCCATCGGGACGGCCTCACTGAATATGTGAATGTTTACAGGGAGCTTCGGGGTCAGCCCCGTCCCAAGGATGGCAGCCTGCCCGCTCCAACAGCCTAGGAGCGGCCCTTGACCCCCCTCTACATCTTCGACCTCGACGGTACGCTGGCGCTGATCGAGCACCGGCGGCACCTGGTGGAAGCGAAGTGCCCCACCTGCCATGGCAACGGCACCGTGAGGCGTCCCAAGGACAGCGCGGAATGGAAGGGCGGCTTCATCCGCTGCGAGGACTGCGAAGGCTCCGGCAAGGCCAAACCCGACTGGCGCGCCTTCTTCGCCGCCTGCGTCCACGACGCGCCGAACTGGCCCGTCATCGGAACCATGATGGCGCTGCTGAAGTCCGGCGCCGATGTGCGCATCTGGTCCGGCCGCAGCGCCGAGGTCATGAACGAGACCCTGACCTGGCTGCACCGCTGGGTTTGCGGCGACGAGATCGACGCCGACGAGCTGCAGCTCATGATGCGCCGCGAGGGCGACCACACGCCCGACGAGCAGCTCAAGGCCGGCTGGTACGACGCGCTCAGCGAGTACGACCGCAAGCGCCTGGTCGCGGTGTTCGACGACCGCGACAAGGTCGTGGCGATGTGGCGCGCGAAGGGCGTGGCGTGCTTCCAGGTCGCGCCGGGGAGCTTCTAGGCGTCCGTGTCCCGTTCCGGTTCAAGTTGGGCCCACGGAATGCCGGTATTGACGGCGAAGCCGGTGCCGCAGCGGGAAATGAGCCCACCGCGGAACGTGCTTCCACCAATGAACGTCCCACCTGGTTCGAGCCGGAAATTGGTGCCACCGACCGACACACCGAGCTGAACGGCGGTGACTGGGAACTTGAGTCTGGCGAGGTACTGCTCGGGCACGAGGGCGAAGCTCTTTGCTGCTTCCTCGACAGATTGGACTTCGTAGAACTCCACATCGAGGCTATCGCCGTTCGCATATGCCACCGACAACTTGCGCCCGTTCGGTGGAGACACCAGCTCTGTCGGCTTCCCGATGTTCTCCCACAGGTTCTCCGTGATGACCACGCGATGCTCAGGCAGGAGCGACAACATGCGGACGTTCAGCAAGAGATACCCGTCCGCGTCGCGGCTCAGCCAAACAACGTCCTGGCCGTCCACGGTGATGAGCCGATAGGTCTCATGGTAGAGGCAGCCTCCCATGTAGGCCACGATCTCATTGCGCATCCAGTCAAAGCGCCCCCGCACCAACGTGGGGTCGGCAGACCTGCGTTTGAGTGCAGCTAGCTGGTCGTTGGTAAACGCTCCGTTGTCTGCCTTCTTGTGATGCTCTGCGCAGAGGGCAATCATGCCCTCCGGCCGATGGTGTTGTTCGAGGTGGTAGGGTGGATCGAAGTGATGGAACTCGAGATACGGGTTCCCGCATCCATCGACGGGGCATCCGAAGCCGACCTCTTGTCTGAGCTGTCGAAGGACGCTGATTGGTGGTGTTCTGCCCATCTTCCCCTCCCTGTCAGGTTGCCCGAGCAATATAGCGCCCGCAGTACCAGCGCTCGTACCAAGGATGGCACCTTGCCGCCTCCACCCTCTGGAGGCGCCATGCCCACCGATCCGCTGTATCCGCACCAGCAGCTGGCCCGCGCCGCCTTCCGCCTGACCAGGCCGGCCTTCGCCGTCCTGCTGCTGATCGACCCCTGGGGCCTGCAATGAGCCGCCGGTTCGGTCGCAACCAGCGCCGTCGCGCGCGCGAGGCGCAGGCCCAGCTCACGGTCGAGCTGAACAAGACCAGCGACGCGCTGTCGCTGACCACGAGGCTGTCGATCGAGCGCGGCCGCCGCGTCGCGATCCTCGAGGGCGAGATCCAGCGGGCCAAGGCGATGCTGCCCTCGAGCTCGGCGTTGTTCGGTCCGACGGCGATCGCGGACAGCGGCGAGCGGCGTGATCGGGTCTACCTCGGCTCGGCGCCGCCGTTCTCGTTGGACGACCTCAGCAGCGAGGCGATGCAGCCTCCTCAGATGGTGACCGTCCCGCTCGACATGCTCCTCACGGATGTCGTGCGCGACTCCGTCGCTCGCCAGCTGCACGCCCGCGTCCAGTTCGCCGGCGTGGACCTGGTCTACGGGATCAGCCCGGAGGCCCTCGACAGCATGCCGATCGACCAGCTGCGCGACCGGCTGAGCAAGGAACTGGCGCGCCAGTTCTCCGTGGGACTGCTCAAGGCGCTGGCTGCGCGGGGAGGGCGCTGACGGATGTCCGCCGCGGTCGACGTCGCCACGCTCGCCGAGCACCTCGATGACCCGATGTGGAGGCTCTGCAACCTCTACAAGATCATCGTCAAGGGCACCGACGACGAGGAGGGCCTGACGGTCCAGTTCAAGCCCAACCGCGCGCAGCGTCGTTTCCTGGCCAAGCTCTGGCACCGGAACATCATCCTGAAAGCGCGCCAGCTGGGCTTCACCACGCTGATCTGCATCCTGTGGCTGGACACCGCGCTGTTCAGCCTGGATCCGATCCGCTGCGGGATCATCGCGCAGGACAAGGAAGCGGCGGAGACCATCTTCCGCGACAAGGTCAAGTTCGCCTACGACCAGCTGCCCGAGGCGCTGCGCGAGCGGTTCCCCCTGAAGAAGTGCACGACCTCGGAGATCCAGTTCGCCCACAACGGCGCCAGCATCCGCGTCGCGACGTCGATGCGGTCCGGCACCATCCACCGACTCCACGTGTCCGAGTTCGGGAAGATCTGCGCCAAGTTCCCCGACAAGGCGCGCGAGGTCGTCACCGGCTCGATCCCGGCGGTGCCGGCCAGCGGCGTGCTCGTCATCGAGTCCACGGCCGAGGGGCAGGAGGGCGAGTTCTACAAGATGACGCAGCGCGCCATCGAGCACGCGCAGGCGCTGGCCGCGCGCACGCTCAAGGCGCTGACGGCCAAGCACTTCCGCTTCCACTTCTTCGCCTGGTGGGACGACCCGGGCTACGTGCTCGACGACCCGTCGGTGGTCTTCACCGAGGCCGACGAGGTCTACTTCAAGCAGGTCGAGGCGCGCATCGGGCGCCGGCTCACCGACGAGCAGTGGACCTGGTACGTCACGACCCGCGACAACGATTTCAGCGGCGACGCACCGTCGATGTGGCAGGAGTACCCGAGCTACCCGGAGGAGGCCTTCCAGGTCAGCACCGACGGCTGCTACTACGCCAAGCAGATGGCGACGGCGCGGGTGCAGGGCCGCGTGGTGAAGAAGCTGCCGATCGAATCGGCGCCGGTCTACACGTTCTGGGACATTGGGCGCGGCGACATGACGTCGATCTGGCTGATGCAGAAGGTCGGCCCGGATCACCGCTTCATCGGCTATTACGAGGCCAGCGGTGAGGAGCTGAACCACTTCACGACCTGGCTACAGGGCACGGGCTACACCTTCGCCAAGCACTTCCTGCCGCATGAGGCCGCGTACAAGCGCATCGGCAAGACGCCGGACACGAACCAGTCGATCGAGGAGATGCTGCAGGAGCTGATGCCTGGCCAGCGCTTCGACGTCGTGCCGCGGGTGACGAACCTGGACAACGGCATCCAGGCCACGCGGGCGGCGTTCGCGAGCTCATGGTTCAGCGAGCAGGGCTGCGGCGTCGGCCTGGCCCGCCTGTCCAACTACCGCAAGAAGTGGGACCAGCGCAACGGTCGCTTCACGTCGGAGCCCATGCACAACGACGACAGCCACGGCAGCGACGCTTATCGGCAGTTCGGCCAGGTGCTGGAGGCGGGGGAGAAGTTCGCGATGTCGGGGGCGTCGACGGGGGCTAGGTCGGGCGGGCGCCGGCGGGGGGCGTCTGCAATGGCGGTGTGACCGACGCAGCGAGCCGGCGTCGCTCCTCTTCGCACCAGTCGTTGTACTCGGCCCTCAGGTCGACAAGCAACTTGCGCAGGCGAGGGATCTCGTGCTTCTGGCCGGTGGAGTCCTCGATCTGCATCCGTGTGAACTCGATGTACACGTCGTCAAGCATGGCCCACGCGTCATAGACGCCTTCACCGTTTGGAAAGGCGACGATGCGAAACGTCATGAACTCGTGCTCGCCGACCTTGAGCCCCGGCCCGCCGGAGTCCAAGTACTCGCTGCTCCATTGTTTGCCGTCGTCGGATCCGCACAGCATCGTCAGGTAGAGCGGTCGACGGCCAACGTTGACGGCCTTCACCTCGATGTAGCCGAGCCCGCCATCCCGCCTCCGGACACGCCGTGCCGTGATCTTCAAACGCGGGTTGTCCCTGCGGTAGTTTCGGATCGAGACCGTGAGGCTGAGCAGCGACACACCCAGTGCCGCAGTCGAGAGCGAATGCGCGATGGTCCAGTTGGCAGCGATGTCTGCGAGATAGGAGGGCATGCAGCGGAGCGTACCAAAGCAGTACGAAAAGGCCCCACGCCAGAGGCGGAGGGCCGGGGCCTGATGATCAGGCGTCAGCGATCAGGTGTTCTGACCGGGCAGCGAGCGGCAGTGCTCGCACACGGATTCGAGCCTGCCGAAGCGGGTCCGCGTGTACGGGCGAACGTGCACGCTCTTCGGCCAATGGCAGAAGTGCATAGCGCTCATCGGGTGTTCCTTTCGTGAAAGGGAACTGAAAAACCCTAGGCGCGATGCCAATTTCGTATTGCGTTCTTCTCAACGCTGAGAAATACTGAAGCCTCACCGTGCAAAGTGAAGGTTCCAGGCGCATCGCGTCAGGGGACCTGAACAAGCCCGCCCCTCATAAGGCGGGCTTTGTTCATTGGGCGCTCTGTTTTCCTCGTCGTGCGCGAGAGCCAGCGTGAGCTGCGCTAGGTCTGCGTTGCTACCCGTTCATCGCCCAAATGCGAAGGTCATCAGGAAGCATGGCACAAGTTTACGGACGCTTCCACGTTCGCGCAAATTGCAACATCGGCGGCGCAAATAGTTGAGCCGGAAAATATCAGCCGCGCCGATATTTGACGAGGGCTCGCCCGCACAACCTGACCTTTTCGCTCCGTTGCTACCCGCGTACCAAGGATGCCATCGTGCCGCCCGAGGTCGCGTCACGCGCCCGGGCCGCTCGGTTCGGGGGTGCTGATCGGCGCGGCGCCGGCGCGGCCTCACCCTGATAGAGTCGATCCGCCCCGACCCTCCCTGCGGGGCCCTCCCTTCAACCCGGCCCCGCGCCGGGTTTTCTTTTGGCGTGCCAAGGATGGCAGGGTCAGGTCTCTTCAACTCGTTGAGAGAGGTCCTGCATGAAGTCCACGATGAAGCGCGCGTTCCTGGCGCTGTCCCTCGCGGCCGGAGCCCTCGCCATGGCTGTGGTGCCGACCGCCCAGGCGGAGACCCCGCCCGCCGCGACCGCCCCGGCTGCCGTGTCCGACGCCTCCGTGAAGGCGGCCGTCGACAAGGACGCCGGCACCGGCCACACCGGCGCCTGGATCGCCGTGGGCGTGGTCGCCGCGGTCCTGGTGCTTGTGGTGGTCAAGGGCCGCAACCCCGGCAACTCGGGCGGCGGCTCCGGCTCGCCCGGCGGCGGTGGTGTCCGACCGCCGCGCAACGATGCGCCGTACTAGCGCCCGCTGCGCACCCTGCTGAGCCCGGCCCCGCGCCGGGCTTTTCATGCCAGCCGTGCACGGGCCCGTCGTACCAAGGATGGCAGATTCCCCGCGAACTTCCCGGGGTAGTCATGGCTCTTGAACTCGACCTGCGCAAGGCGCATTCCTCCCGCGTGCACGGTGACATCGTGGCCGTGCTGACCTGGGTCAACGACGCTCGCGCGCTCGTGCTGATCCCCGCGATCCGGCGCGACGCCGGGTGGTACATCGTCGAGGAGTCGGCGGCCTACCTCTGGAACATCAACGCGATCGACCGTGCCGAGCGCGACGCCGCGCTGGCCCACGCGAACCGCCAGGCCCACATCGCCTGCGGCATGCTGGGCATCGAGCCGAGCACCCGCAACCGCGCCCGCCTGATCGGGATCGTCACCGACGTGATGCCCGACCTGCTGCGCATGCCCAGCGCGCCGGGCGAGGAGTACCTCGCGGGCTCCATCGGCCAGATGCTGCTGCGCGCCGACGGGAAGGCGATTGCCGGCGAGGACATCAAGGTCGCGAAGGAGGGCGCGACCTATGCCTGACGCCTTCGACGTCCGGTCCGTGCGCGGCAAGGCGCCAGGCGACCAGTACGACCGCCAGCTCGACGCGGAGCGCGCCGCGTCGCCCAGCTCCGACCTGGCCCTGCCGACCACGCACCCGCTGGACGCGCCCGAGATCCTGAAGGAGCACCGCCAGTTGCTGCGCTGGTACTACGGCGAGCGCGAGATCCAGGCGTCCAACCGCATGGAAATGGCGATGGACGCCGACATCTACGACGGCAACCAGTGGCGCCCGGAGGACAAGACCGCGGTCGAGGAGCGGGGCCAGATGGCCCTGGTCTACAACGAGACAGCGCCGATGTGCGACTGGATGATCGGCACCGAGCGCCGCACCCGCGTCGACTGGAAGGTGCTGCCGCGCACCGAGGACGACGTCGACATCGCGGACATCAAGACCAAGACGCAGAAGTACGTCAGCGACATCAACCGGATCCCGTTCAACCGCTCCCGGGCCTTCGCGGATGCGATCAAGGTGGGCGTGGGCTGGCTCGACGATGGCCCGCGCGACGACCCGACCAAGGACATCATCTACAGCATCTACGAGGACTGGCGCCGGGTGCTGTGGGACTCGCGCGGCAGCTCCGAGCTCGACCTCGACGACGGTCGCTACCTCTTCCGCTGGCGCTACGTCGACGAGGACATCGCGGTCATGATGTACCCGGACCGGGCGGACCTGATCCGTCGCTCCGCGCGCGACAGCTCGTACTTCGGCGATGCCGAGGACGACGAGGACAACGACCTGCTGACCCCGCTGGACGCCGAGCGGCTGCGCAGCGGGAGCCTGCGCGCCGCAGGCTACGGCAGCACCATGGACACCGAGCGGCGCCGGGTGCGGATCATCGAGGGCCAGTACCGCATGCCGGTCACCGTGAAGGTGGTCCGCGACGGCCCGCACAAGGGCGCCATCTTCAACCCGAAGGACACGCGCCTGGGCGAGATGCTGGCGACCTCGGGCTCGATGATCGTGGACCGCCTGATGATGCGCACGCACGTCGCGGTCTTCGTGGAAGCCGGGATGCTGCGCCGCAGCGAGTCGATCGCGCGGCACAACCGCTTCAGCCTCACCCCGATCTGGTGCTACCGCTACGGCCGGACCCGGCTGCCCTACGGCGTCGTCCGGCGCGTGCGCGACATGCAGATGGACCTGAACAAGCGGGCAAGCAAGGCGCTGTTCATGCTGAACACGAACCAGGTCATCATGGACGAGGGCGCCGTCGAGGACATCGAGGTCGCTCGCGACGAGGTGGCGCGGCCCGATGGCTTCATCGCGAAGAAGAAGGGCGCGGAGTTCATCATCCGCCGCGATACCGACGCGGCCACCGGCCAGATCCAGATGATGACGCTGGCGGCGCAGAACATCCAGAAGTCGGCCGGCGTCAACAACGACAACCTCGGCCGCCAGACCAACGCCCAGAGCGGCGAGGCGATCAAGGCGCGGCAGATCCAGGGCAGCGTCACCACGACCGAACCCTTCGACAACCTGCGCTTCGCCACCCAGATCCAGGGCGAGAAGCTGCTGAGCCTGACCGAGCAGTACTACACCGAGGAGAAGGTGATCCGCCTCACCGGCGCTAAGGGCGCGATCGAGTGGCTGCGGATCAACCAGCCCGAGCAACAGGTCGACGGCTCGGTGCGCTACCTCAACGACATCACCGCCAGCCAGGCCGACTTCATCGTGTCCGAGGCCGACTACGCCGGCACGCTGCGCCAGGTCATGTTCGACGCGCTGATGCAGATCTCGCAGCGCCTGCCGCCCGAGGTCGCGCTGCGCCTGCTGACGATGGCCTTCGAGTTCTCGGACCTGCCCAACAAGGACGAGATCGCCGACCAGATCCGCAAGATGACTGGCGAGCGCGACCCCAACAAGGAACCGACGCCCGAGGAGCAGGCGGCCGCCGAGGCGCAGGCCCAGCAGCAAGCCGAGGCCCTCCAGGTCCAGCGCGAGACCGCGCTCGGTGCGCTCGAGGAGCAGCGCGCCAAGGTGCGCGAGATCAACGCCCGGGCCGAGAAGCTGGAGCGCGAGGCCATGGCCGCCGCGGGCGAGGGCGGTACCGGCGCCGGAATGGACCCGCAGGTCGCTCAGGCGCTGCAGCAGGTCCAGGAGCAGGCCGCCCAGCAGATCGAGCAGCTCAGCGAGCAGCTGCGCAAGGCCCAGGGCGAGCTGGCGAACCGGACGCTGCAGATCAAGTCTGACTCGGACGTGAAGCTCGAGCTGGCGAACATCGACCGCGATACCAAACTGCGGGTCGCCGAGATCCAGGCCGCGAGCGACAAGCGCGTCGCCGTGCTGGAGGCCCGGCTCGCAACGATCGAGGAAAGGAGCGCTGCGCAGGAGGCACAGGGCGAGAAGTCGGCTCCGGCCGCGTAATCGAACTAGGAGTGCCTCCATGGGCAATCGCATCAATCGCAACATCGAATGGGTCGTCGACGACTTCGGCAACGTCGTCGGATACCAGGTCAACCAGGGTGACATCCGGCCCATCGGCGGCGGCGGCGGCGCGGCCGCGGTGCAGTCGCTGGGCAACAAGGCGGGCGCCTTCAACGTTGACCTGACGGCCGGCGCGAATGTGCTGCTGACCTGCACCGCTGCGATCCAACTCGGGCTGAGCGGCCTGCCGACGGACGGAAAGGGTATGCGCCTGGTGCTCACGATCACCAACGGCGCCGCCGGCGTTACCTGGCCGGCGGGCATTCGCTGGGCGGGCGCTGGCATCGTCGGCTCCGCGCCCGCGCTCTCGGCGGGCACCGAGAAGGTGGTGCTGGACGTCTACACGCTGTCGGGCGTGACGACCATCGACGGCAGCTACGTCGGTCGGGTGGCCTGATCATGGCGACCATCACCGCAGCGGCCGGCGGCGGCAACTGGAACTCGACGGGGACCTGGAACGGCGGCGTCGTCCCCGGCGCCAGCGACGACGTGCGGCTCGATGCCAGCTCGGGAAGTGTGGCGATCACAGCGGCGGCGGCCTGCCGCTCCCTGGACTGCAGCGGCTACACCGGCACGCTGACGCACGGCGCGTTCACGCTGTCGATCGGCGACGGTACGGCCGGCGCGAACAGCATCGCACTGCGCCTGGTCGCGGGCATGACCTACACGCTGGCCAGCGTCACCACCAGCGCGATCGCGTTCGTGTCGACGGCCGCTGCGCTGCAGCAGGTTGCGCTGGGCGCCAAGGCCGTGGGCAACGTCACCTTCAGCGCCGCCGGCAACTGGGCGCTGACCAGCGCGATGACCCAGGACCCGACGGCTGCGCTGACGCACTCGGCGGGCACCGTGCGATACGACGGGCTCACCGACGACGCGGCGCTCTCGCACAGCTTGGGCGTGATCACGAGCACGGGCTCGACGGCTCGGGCACTCTACGGTGGCAAGGCCACCATCACGCTCACCCGCAGCACTGCGACGAACCAGATCAACATCGCCGGCGGAAACCTGACCACGGACTTCACGCTGACGACTTTCATCGGCGCGCCGACCAGCGTCGGGCGCATCAGCTACACCTACCTCCTACCCGGGGTCGGTGAGATCGGTTCGCTGATCCTGAACGGGCAGGGCGAGCGCACCGTCGGGTCGACCTGCACGATCGGGACGCTGACGCGCAACGGCACCGCGAACCCGTTCGACATGCTGGGCATCGGCTTCGGACAGACCGTCACCGTGACGAAGGCGCTGAACGTCCTGGGCGGCGGCGGGAACAACCGCTGCGGGATGTGGCCGAACACGACGAGCATCCCCGGGACCTTCCGAGTCGTCGGCGCCGCGGTCAACCTGCAGCACGTCGACATGCAGGACATCTATTGGGACAACGGCGGCGCCGACCTCGACTTCTCCAGCATGGCCGGCGGCATCAGTGACGGAGGCAACAACGGGATGGTGAACGGCGGCCGCCTGATCTTCCAGGCTCCGATCGTGCATACCTGGCTCGGTGGTACGGGGAACTGGTCGGACACCACGAAGTGGAGCAGCGGCCGAGTGCCGCTCGCGCAAGACGACGTGTTGTTCCTGGGGGCTTTCGCCAGCTCCCCCATCATCTCCGTCGACCGGAAATGGGCCTGCAAGAATCTCAGCTTCGCGGGCAGCACCGGCAACGTGACGCTGCGCGCCGACGTCTACGAGGTCTACGTCAACGGCAACGTGACCTTCCGCAACGGCGTGACCTGGGGAGTCAGCGCGTCCTGTCAGTGGTGTGCGGCGCCGCGCGAGAACGTGACCTGGCTCGCCGGAGGGATGCCATCGTCGGCGGTGCTGCACTCGCCGAGCTGGCAGATCGGCCTGGGCGTATCGCTCACCGTCGGCGATGCCTTCCTGATCGGCGGCACGCTGAACCACCGGTGCGGGAAGGTGAACATCCCGGCAGGGGCGTCCTTCGCCGTCGACAGCTACATCTCCAACGCGAACCAGCTCAGCGCGAAGTGCGCCTTCGACATCGCGGGTTCGCTGCTTCTGCGCGGCACCGGCACGATCTTCTCGCTGACCAACGGCGCCGCCTACACGGTGGTGAATGACCTCGGCGGGCGGATCGTGTTGGCCGGGACCACGGCGGCGACGCGTACCTTCGCCACCGGTGGGATCTCCTTCTGCGACATCCAACTCGCGGCCGGCGCCTCGACCTTCGCCTTCACCGGCAGCTTCAGCGTGCCGCGCATCCCGAGACCGAGCACGCCCGGGTCGGTGGTGATGACGCTGGCCGCCGGGTCGGTCATGACGGTCCGTAGCAGCGGCGACGACGCCATGGATAACGGCGCCAACGTCGTCACCATCAAGAGCGCCACCGCGGGCACTGCCGCCACGATCAGCAAGGCGGCCGGGCGCGTGCGAGCCGACTACCTTAACCTGCAGGACATCACGGCGACGGGCGGCGCGCTCTACAGCGCAGGCGCCAACAGCACGAACACCAGTGGAAACACCGGGTGGTCGTTCACGGCGGCCAACGACTGGGCGCCGCAGGGAATGCTCGCTGCCTAAGCCCGGCCGCACGTGCCAAGGATGGCACGCTGGCCCGCCATGAAATCCCTGCTCATCACGGCGCTGGTCGCCGCAGTCCTTGCATTCGCCGCGGCGTGGACCGTGCAGGGCTGGCGCTACGGCGCCGAGATCGCCGAGCTGCAGCGCATGCACGACAAGGCCTTGGCCGATCAGCGCGTCGAGCTGGCGGAGCAGGGTGCCGAGAACCTGCGCCACGTCCTCAAGGCCGAAAGGAGCCAACGTGCCCAAGTCGATGAAGCCCTGGCCGCCGCGCGCGGCCGCGAGGCGCAGCTGCGCCGTGATGCTGCTGCTGTGCGCGCTCAGCGTGACAGCCTGCGGGACGCGTCAGACGCCGCCGTGCGATTGGCCGGTGAATCCCACGCCACCTGTCTCGGTCGAGTCGCTGCCTTCCGAGAGGTATTCGACCAGTGCGCAGCGCGATATGGCGAGCTGGCAGAAAGCGCTGACCGCCACGCCAGCGACGTCCGGACGCTGATCGAAGCCTGGCCCGGGCCCACTGCGCCGCCCGTGCCAAGGATGGCAGATTCGCCTCCACCTCAACAGGAGTAGGTCATGGCGAAGGCATCCAGCATCAGGAGCTCGAAGGATCAGGAACTCGAATGGCGCACCGAAAGCGACATGCGGACCCTGATGGAGGCCGAGGAGATCAAGCGCGATCCCGAACGCCTGAAGCGAGCCGCCGCCCTGGCGAAGGAGAAGGTCGTCGAGCTGGCGAGCGTCGCCGGCAAGGCTGACTCCGGCAAGGCCTGACCCCAGATCACCCCACCCCACCCAGCGGAGCACCCCTCATGTCCACCACGGACCAATCGAACACCGAACCCGACACCGCGCACGCGATGTCGACCCTCACCGAGGAAGAGCGCGCGGCGATGACCGACGAGCTGTCCGAGCACGAGAAGGCCGCGCTGGCGGCCGTCGCGGCTGCTGCCGGCGACGAGGAGGAGGACGAGGGCGACGACACCGCTGCCGCTCCGGCCGCCGCGCCCGCGTCTGCTCCCGCCGCGGCCCCCGCTGCTGCGCCTGCCGCTGCTCCGGCCGAGGCACCCGCTGCAGCGCCCGCTCCCGTGCCGGCCGTCGCCGAAGCTCCCGCCGCTGCTCCGGCGCCCGCCGCTGAGCCCGCCCCGGCGCCGCGCCCGCGCGCCGAGACCGGCTACCGCTCCGAGCTGCCCACCGACTACCAGGACCGGGTCGCCAAGCTCAAGACCGACAGCGAGGCGCTGGACCAGCGCTTCGAGGACGGCGAGATCGACCGCAAGACCTACCGCGAGGAGAGCGCGAAGCTGCTGGAGCAGCGCGACGAGCTCAACGCGCTGCGCGTCAAGGCGGAGATCTCGACCGAGTCACGCCAGCAGTCCCTGCAGCAGCAGTGGATGGGCGCGGTCGAGGATCTCTATGACCGCGTCCGCACGGGCGGCGGTATCGACTACTCGAAGGACGAGGCGCGTCGCGCAGACCTGGATGGCTTCATTAAGGCGCTCGCGAACAACCCGGCCAACGAGGACAAGTCCATGAACTGGTTCCTGGACGAGGCCCACCGCCGCGTCCAGCTGCTGCACGGTGAGGCCGTTGCAGCGCCTGCTGCTGCCAAGGCCGCCAGCGCGCCGGCGGCCCCGGCTGCTGCTCCGGCCCAGGCGCCCGCTGCTGCCGCTCCCGCGCCCGCTGCCAAGCCGGCGGCCCGCACGCCGCCCGAGGTCCCCGCGAACCTGGCGCACATGCCGGGCGGCGACGGCCCGGGCGACACCGGCGACGAGTTCGCCGAGCTGGACCAGTTCGACGGCGAGCAGCTCGAAGCCGCGCTGGCCCGCATGTCGCCCGACAAGCGCGCCCGTTACCTGGCGGGTGCCTGATGGCTGATCGCACGTCCCTCGTGATGGACCTTCAACCCGGCGAGGCGATGCAGCTCGCCGGCGCGACGGTCCAACTCGTCCACAAGAGCGGCCGCGCCGCGCGACTTCGCATCACCGCGCCGGCCGAGCTGAAGATCGAAAAGCGTCGCGAAGGCGAGCTTGCAGATCACGTGCCAAGGATGGCGCAATCCGCCCACGGCTGAAGAGCCGCAACGTCAAGCCCGAGCGCAGGAGGTGCTCTTTCAAACCTGAAGGAGTATCTCCATGGCCCGTACCATCGTTGGCGTCAACGACCCGAAGGCCGTCAAGCGATTCGGCGGCATGCTGGCGCTCGACACGTCGCAGACCTCGTACTGGAACCAGCGCTTCATGGCGCGCGGTGCCGAGGCCGAGGTGCCCATCCAGATCCTGACCGACCTCGAGTCGGACGCCGGCGAGCAGATCACCTATGACCTGCTGGCCGAGCTCCGCATGGCGCCGGTGGAAGGCGAAGACACGCTGGAGGGCAAGGAAGAAGCCCAGAAGTTCTACACCGACCAGATCTACATCGATCAGGCTCGCTGCGGTGTGAACACGGGCGGCCGCATGACGCGCAAGCGCACGCTGCACAACCTGCGCGAGAAGGCCAAGCGCCAGCAGTCCAACTGGTGGGCCCGCCTGCAGGACGAGCTGCTGTTCATCTACCTGTCGGGCGCGCGGGGCATCAACCCCAACTTCCTGCTGCCGCTGGGCTACACCGGCCGCGCCAACAACCCGCTGTACGCGCCGGACGCCAACCACGTCCTGTACGGCAACGACGCCACCGCGTTCAACAACATCGACGCGACGGACAAGTTCGACCTGCGCCTGGTGGACCGCGCCAAGACCAAGGCCGACAGCCAGGGCGGCGGCGCCACCGGCATCCCGGTCCTGCAGCCTTGCAAGATCGACGGCAACGAGACCTTCGTGTGCGTGATGCACACCTTCCAGGAAGACGACCTGCGCGCCAACACGGCCACGGGCCAGTGGATGGACATCCAGAAGGCCGCCGCCACCGCCGAGGGCCGCAGCAACCCGCTCTTCAAGGGCTCGCTCGGCATGTACCGCGGCTGCATCTTGCACTCGCACCGCAACGTCATCCGCTTCAACAACGCGGGTGTGGGCAACGTCGAGGCCGCGCGTGCTCTGTTCCTGGGCTCGCAGGCCGCCGTCGTGGCCTTCGGCTCGCCGGGCACGAACATGCGGTTCACCTGGAACGAGGAGACCCGCGACAACGGCGACAAGGTCGTGATCACCACGTCCTCGATCTTCGGCGTCAAGAAGGTTCGCTTCGCGGTGGACGGCATCGGCGATCAGGACTTCGGCACCTTCGCCCTCGACACCGCCGCCGCCAGCCGGTGATCGGTCCCGGCCGCTTCGGCGGCCGGATCCGACGACATCCAACTTCCAGGAGATCAACGTGGCTTTCACCAACAGCAACGACTTCATCACGGGCCGCAAGCCGGTGCCGACGCCCGCGGGCATCGAGCTGGTGACGCAGCGCTTCCCCATCGACATGCTCGTCGCCGACTTGGCGGTGAACACGATCGGCCAGTTCGGCATCCTGCCGGCGGGCTGCATCCCGGTGGAGATCCGCGTCGACGGCGACGACGTCGACAGCGGCGCCGGTGCCGGCGTCTACCAGGTCGGCATCTGGGACGGCGCCAGCGCGAACCTGTCGGCCGCTGCTGCCGACGGCGGCGGCGCCTGGGGCGACACCGGTGCCGCGGTGGCGGTGGCCTTCGACAAGCACCTGGTGCGCACGGGCAACAACCTCGCGAAGGTTCAGCCCTCCGCCGTCGATCGCCGCATCGGCTTGAAGGTGACGGCCGCGCCGACCACGCCCGTCGCCGGCCAGCTCGGCATCACGGTGACCTACCGCGCGGCCTGACCCCGGCGCCGCAGCGGCGCCTCACCCGGCTGACAGCCAACAACGAGGGGGAGGCCGAGGCTTCCCCCTTCTTCCATCGACCTCCATCCGAGGACCCCGACCATGAAGCTCCAGACCACCATCAAGCCGCGCCGCGACGGCACCGTGATCGCCCGCAACGCGAAGGGCGAGCCGTTCCTGTTCGCCGCGAACGAGTTCGGCGACCTCGTGGCCGACGTCACCGACGAGGCGCTCGTGCGTGACCTGCTGCGCAACGAGGACTTCCTGCCCTACGACACCGAGGATCTGGCCGCCGCCGCTGCGCTGGTGGGCCCGACCGGCGGCGATGGTGCCTCCGACCTCGACGAGATCGACCATTCCGAGGCCGGCTCGCCTCCGGGCGAAGGCGAAGAACTGGACGATGACGAGGGCGACGAGGAAGCCGCGCCGGTCGAAGGTGCCGCCGCCCAGCCGGTCGAGGCCGCCCCGGCCGCCGCGCGTCCGTCGCGCCGCCGTAGCTAAGGCGCTGCCGTGGCGACCTGGTCGTTCTTCTTCCCCGACCTGCTGCCCCACGCGACGGGGGTAGCGGAGCCGGTCGCGGAGCGGGCGCTGCGCCTGTCCGCCCAGACCTTCTTCCAGAAGACGCGGGCGTGGCGGGTGTGGCTGCCTGAGGTCGTGACCGTAGCGGGCCAGCGCTCGTACGCGCTGCCGCTGCCCGCCGGCGCGATCGTCGAGCGTCTGGAGAAGGCGACCATGAACGGGCGCGCCATCGACGTCCAGTCGTTCAGCTGCTTCGAGGCCGACCCGGTGCTGCACCCTGACCAGTGCTCTGGAGGCGTCGCGTCGCCGGACCGCGTGAACATCCTGCTGGCCAGCGACTACGGTGCCGGCTCGAAGGTACAGGTGCTGGCCTCGCTCGCGCCGGGCGAGGGCGCCACGGGCATCTCCGACGACATGGCGACGCAGTTCCGCGACGCCATCGTGGCCGGGGCCAAGCGGCGTCTGCTGCTGAACCCGAAGGCCACCTACTTCAATCCCGACCTCGCCGGCGTCGCCGCGGGCGAGTTCCAAGACGCGATCGACACGACCAAGGTCGAGGTCCATCGCGGGTTCACGAACACGACGCCGCGCTCGCGGCCGACCTGGTGCTGATCATGGCGGTCGATGCCAAGCAAGTCATCCGCCGCGTCGTCGACATCCTCGTCGACGTCGGCAGCATCGCGTGGAAGGTCGACGAACTGGTGCGCTGGCTCAACGATGGCCAGCGCGAGCTGGTCATCCTGCGGCCCGACGCGACCGCCGACATCGTGCAGATCGCGCTGGTCGCCGGTGTCCGTCAGCAGCTGCCGGCCTCGGCCGTGAAGCTGCTCGACATCCCCAACAACACAGACGGGCAGATGCTGCCCATCCGGCAGATCGAGCGGCGCGAGCTGGACGAGGTGCTGCCGGGCTGGCGCGCCGGCGCCGCGGCGGGCGTCATCAAGCACTTCATGCACGACCCGCGCTTGCCGCGTGCCTTCGAGGTCTACCCGCCGGCCGTGGCCGGCACCAAGGTCGACGCCGAGGTCTCCAAGCTCCCGATCGACGTCGCGGTGCCCGCTGCTGGTGGCACCTGGAACGACGTCGCCGGCGCCATCGGCGTTCCCGACATCCATCAGTCCGCGCTCGTGGACTACGTGCTCTCGCGCGCCTACGCCAAGGCGTCGTCCTTCGCCGGCAACGCCGCGCGCGCCCAGGCCCATTACGCGGCCTTCGCCAACTCCCTCAGCGCCGACGTCAGCGCATCGCTGACCGTCGCGCCTCAGTCCAGCAACCCCGGCGAGCCCGCGGCCCGGCCCGTCGCCTGAAAGGTCCCATGAAGCCTGAGATCAAGGACATCGTGATCGAAGCCGCCAAGGCCGCGCCCGCCGCAGGCGCGACCGTCCTGTCGTCGCCCTGGTGGGTGTCGATCAACTGGACGGGCGTCCTGACGGGCGTCTTCATCGTGCTGCAGATCGTCTACCTCCTGCGCAAGTGGTGGAGGGAGGAGACCAGCTTCGGGATCTGGATGCGCCGCAAGGTCGGCGCGCCCGTGATCAGCAAGCCCATGGAGCTCGACGAATGAGCGGCGGCAAGCTGAAGTACTTCCCGCACCTGGGCGGCGCGCTGGTGCTGGCCGGAGCCGGGCTGTTCAAATTCCTGGGCGCTTTGGAAGGCGAGGGCCAGTTCACGGTCTACGCTGACAAGCTCGCCGGCGGCCTGCCTACGGTGTGCCGCGGCCTCACCCGACACGTGACCTCCACGCCGATCATCGTCGGCGAGGTCTGGAGCGCGGCGAAGTGCGAGGCCGAGGAGAAGGCGGCGCTCGAGCGCGTGCAGGTCCAGGTCGCGAACTGCTTCCGCGTCCTGCCGCCGCAGCGCGTGTTCGACGCCGCCAGCAGTCACGCCTGGAACCTGGGCGCGCCCGCGACCTGCGGCAGCGGCGCCATGGCCGCGTTCAACCGCGGCGAGTGGGAGCGCGGCTGCCGGCGCCTGAGCCGGGGCGACGACGGCACCATCGTCTGGAGCTTCACGAGCCGCATGGTCGACGGCAAGAAGGTCTTCACCTTCGTGCAGGGCCTGGCCAACCGCCGCGCCGCCGAGACCGAACTCTGTCTGGGGGCTGCATGACCGTCCTGCGCGTCGGTGACTTCCTCGGCGCCGCGCTCGCGCCGCACCCGAAGCAGCTGCCGGACTCGGTGGGCGTGGTCTCGCTGAATCAGAAGCTGGGGCGAGGGGACCTGCGCCCGCTGCGCGCGCCCGTGACGCGCGCGGCGGTGCCGGCCGGCCGCAAGTCGATCTATCGCATGGGCCGCGACATAGTCAGCGACACCAACTACTGGCTGTCTTGGCCGACGCTGGTCTCGGTCGCGCGCGGCTACAACACCTCCGAGAACGGCGAGCGGACCTACTACACCGGCGACGGCTTCCCGAAGTGGACCGACAACACCATGGCGCTGGGCGCCACGCCGCCGACCGCCTGGCGCGCGCTGGGCCTGCCCGCGCCGGCGTCGGCGCCAACGTTGGCCGCCAGCGGCGGCAGCAGCACGGCCGACCTCGAGGACCGGGCCTACGTCTACACCTACGTCAGCGACCACGACGAGGAGAGCGGGCCGTCGCCGGCGGGCAAGGTGAAGTGCCGGGCCGACGACACCGTCGCGATCACCTCGCTCGCCGCGGCGCCGGCGGGCAGCTACGGCATCAACCGGATCCGGGTGTACCGGACCGAGACCGGCAGCTCCGGCCAGACCGCCTACTTCTTCCTGCGCGAGATCGCCTCCAGCAGCTCCAGCACCAGCGACGACAACCGCGCGCTCGGCGAGGTGCTGCCGTCGCTGACCTGGGTCCCGGCGCCCGGCGTGCCGCAGGGCGGCGCGCTGAACATCACCGAGCCCACGCTGCAGTTCCTGACCCCGCTGTGGAACGGGATGATGGCCGGAATCTCCGGCCGCGAGATCCGCTTCTGTGAGCCCTACATCGCCTACGCCTGGCCGATGCAGTACGGCCTGACCCCGGCGGACGTCACGCCTGTGGCGATGGCGGCCTACGGCTCGACGCTGGTCGTCGCCACCAACGGCCGCCCGGTGGTCTGCACCGGCGGCTCGCCGGATGCGATGGACGAGTCGCCGGTCGAGTTCTTGCAGGCATGCGTCTCCCCGGCGTCGATGGTCAGCGTCGGGCATGGTGTCGCCTGGGCGTCGCCCGACGGCCTGGCCTACCTGGGCGCGGCCGGCCCCCAACTGCTCACCGCCCGTTCGCTGGCGCGCGAGGACTGGCAGGCGCTGGCGCCGGAGACCATCATCGGCGCCTTCTTCGAGGGCCGGTACTACGGCTTCTATCAGGTCGGCGGCGTCAAGCGCTCCTTCATGATCGACCCGGCGGTGCCCACCAGCATCTACTTCTCGGACATCGGCGCGGACGCGGTCTACGTCGACGACATGCAGGATGCGATGTTCGTGCTCAACGGGACCAGCGTGCAGCGCTGGGACGCCGGCGCTGGCCTGGCCGCGCGGTTCCGCAGCAAGGTCTTCGAGCACGTGTCCCTGATCCCGCCGTTCACCGCGGGCAAGGTGATCGCCGACGCCTTCCCGGTGACGGTGCGCGTGTTCGATGACCGCGGCCAGGTCGCCGAGGTCGTGGTGACCAGCCCGGATCCGTTCCGGCTGCCGGGCGACCAGCGGACCTTCACGACCCAGGTGGAGATCGAGACCTCCGGGCCGGTCCAGGGCGTCGCACTGGCGCACTCGATGGAGGAGTTCAACGGTGGCTGACCGTCGCAAGGATCTCCCGCCAGTCAACAGCGCGCAGTTCCAGCAGCAGGTCCGCGAGGCGATCTCCACCTACCTGGGCAACCGCGGCGACAAACTCGATCGCGGCGTCACCGTGCGCGACCTGGTGGACTCGGGCCTTGTCGAGCTCAACGCCGGCTTCCTGCGCGGCACCGGCGTCGCGCCGATCAAGGGCCCCGGGCCCAACGTGGGCACCGGTGGCGGAGGCGGGGGCACGACACCCTACGAGCCCGATCTGTCGCCGCCGCCCACGCCCACCGGCGTCACGGTGACGGCCGGCATCGACTTCCTGATGTTCGTCACGGACCCGCCGCTCTACCTGCAGGGGCACGGGCACGGCCGCACGCGCGTCTACGGCACGACCTGGACCAGCGGCCCGAAGCCCACCTTCGCCGATGCGAAGGAGCTGATGCAGTTCCTGGGCAACGTCGACTCGTACCCGACTAACCCGGCCACGAAGTGGCACATCTGGCTGAAGTGGGTCACGAACGACGGCATCGCCTCGACCGTGCCCGTCGGCGGCACCAACGGCTTCGAGGTCACGACCGGGCAGGACGTCTCGCAACTGCTCAACGCGCTGCAGGGCAAGCTGCGCAACGAGCAGCTCGACCCGGCGTCGAACTTCCGGTTTAAGGCGAACCTCTTCACGATCGAGAGCACGACCGGCTCGCCGTCGATCAACCCGTTCACGGTGATCACGACGCCGACGCTGACGCCAGCGGGCGAGTTGCTGCCGGTGGGCGTCTACATGGAGGCGGCCTACATCAAGGGCCTCGAGGCGGCGCTCGCGCGCTTCCAGACCGCGATCATCACGAACGCGATGATCGTGTCGGTGTCGGCATCGCGGATCACCTCGGGCGTGATCAACGTCGGCAGCTACATCCAGTCGAGCAACTACGTCGCCGGCACCACGGGCTGGCGGATCCACGGTGACGGCACGGCCGAATTCCCGGCGGCGGTCATCCGCGGCCAGCTCAGCGCGGCCCAGATGAACGGGCAGGGCCTCAAGATTACGCGCGCCGATGGCTCGGTCGTCCTCGATGCAGGCGACTCGATCGATCCATTCAAGGGGTTGTCCGTCGGTCGCAACCTGATCGCCAACTCCGATCAGACGAGTGCGATGACTTGGGGCATGGGCAATGTGAATGGCCAGATCGATGTGCCGCTCACCTATGCCTCCAACAAGTGGTCCGACACCTATGTCCTGCTGGGCAACACGACCCGAAACGTCACCTGCCATCAGAACGGAAACAACGGCGGAGGTGACACCGCTGTGTGCTGCGACATCTATCCCCTCGGCAATGGCTACACCGTGGCGCAGTCGGTGGCCGTGGTGCCGGGTCAGAAGTACTGCTTCTCCGCATACATGCAGGCGCACCGCTGCTTCGTCGGGGTGGGGCTCGAGTTCTTCGACATCGGCGGGAACGCCGTTGGCACTGCCTACTCCAGTCCCACAGCCACACCCCACAGCTGGGGCGCATACCAGGCGGACAGGCTGGCCTACTACACGCGTCCGTTCGCGATGGCGACCGCGCCGGCCAATGCCGTGTACGCGCGCGTCTTCATGCGCAAGTACAACACCTTCGCCGCTGCGGAGGCTCAGGAGTCGTGGTGGTGGGGGGCCGCCCCGCAGTTCGAGGCGGTCGGTGCAACAGCGACCGGGCCGGGGCCCTACACGCCCGGCCCGCCAGGCAGCACGCGCCAGCTTGGCTACGCCGGCGACCTTGACGCCACCAAGGGCGCCACGATTGGGTCGAACCTCTTCGGCTCGTTCGACCAGGGCACCTTCGATGTCGTGATGAACGGCCGATCGCTGATCCGCTTGGCTCACATCAACACGGCGACGATCGGGAACCTGCGCGCGCTGGCCGCCAACATCGGCGTGCTGGAGTCCTACGGGCCCAACGGGACCTTCCGCCTCCAGGACGGCAAGCTGAGCATGATCGCGGCCAGCACCGGCGTCACCTTCTTCGAGGCCGGGGTGCTGTAGTGCCCGGCGTCGTCACGCGCAACCCGTCGACCAATGCGCTGGTCTTCAACTCCGAGGACGTGCCCTACGGCATGTGCCTGGGGATGTACACGATCCCGGCGGGCCAATCGTGGTCGGTGAGCTGGCCGCAGCTGGCTGGCACGGCCATCCGCGTCACGGCGATCTACAGCTCCTTCTCAGAGCTCGGCGTCAGCGTCAGCTACCCGGGCTCGGTGCCCACGGCCTCGACGTCGCCGCGGAACTACGCGCGGTCCCTCCTGGTGTTCTGCAGCGGGCAACCGACCTCGGTCAGCGGCCCGGCCCTGCGGTTCCGCAGCAGCGCCGGCGGCAACATCGCGCTTAGCCCGAAGGGTAGGGGCCTCAACTTCATCGGCAAGGCCTCGCTCGTCGACATGACGCCGGGCGGCGGCGGCCCCTCGCTGGTGATCCCGGACACGCAGGGCTCGGCGCCGCCGTACTACGTCTTCCGGATCAGCTGGCCGACCAAGCCGGTGCCGGTCTTCCGGATCCAGGCGGGCCAGTACATCTCGCCCAACAGCGAGTTCTACTCGGTCGGCGCGGGCCTCTGGGAGATGCAGGTCTGCAGCCTGGTCTCGCTGCCCGGCAACTCTGGCTCGAGCTGGCCCGCCATCACCCAGCCCGAGATCTACTGCTTCGGCCTGCCGACCTCCGCCGGCGCGGTGACGGTGCGCGACCACGACACGGGCGAGATCGCCTTCAACCTCACCGCGGCCCCGCTGCTCGTGATCGACGGGCACCACGACTGGGGCGCTGGCGATGCCGGCGCATCCCGCGCGATCCCCGGTGGGATCCCAGGGGGCTACTGCGGCGTCATCGGCAGCACCGGCATGTCCGGCACCGATGTCTTCAACGCCGGCGCGAACCGCTGGCGCGTCCTGGGCAAGCAGGGCGCCTTCTCCCTCAGCGGCGGCTCCATCGTGCTGAACCAGATGTACGTGCAGATGTACATCGTGAACGGGGCCGAATCCCCTGTCGATCAGCGCGTCGCCGCCTCCAACGAACTGGTCAACCTCGCGAGGTACTGAATGCCGCTCCTCAAGTCCGTCAAGACGCCCACCGGCGCGCAGTTGGGCTATCACGTCGTCACCAACATCAGCATCGACACGCGCAGCGCGCAGGCCGTCGCCATCCTGGCCGTGCACAGCTGGCCGGACGAGGCGCACTACCAGCTCGCCGCCGGCGGCATGGCGGCGTGGCACTGGACCGTGCCGGTTCCGGTGGAGCCGCTGCAGGTGGGCGGCCCGCTGATGGAAGCCTGCGAGGACGTGCTGCGCGCGTTGCCTGACGACCTGTCGCCATTCGCCGGCGCGTCGGTGGCGCCGCTGGCCGGCGACCTGGATGGCGCGCGGGCGCGTCAGTGGGCGCTGGTGAAGCAGACGCGCGACTCGCTCGATGCCCAGCCGGTCGCGGTCGACGGCATCCAGCTCGACGCCGACCCGTCGTCGCGGGTCGACATCCTGGGGGCGATCATGGCGATGCAGTTGGGCAACGAGACCGAGCGGGTCTGGCGGTGCACCGACAACGTGATGCGGACGCTGACGCTGGACCAGCTGGTGCGCGCCGGCCGCGCGGTGGCCGCGCGCCGCCAGGCGCTGATCGAGCAGTCCGACGCCCTGGCCCAGCAGATCCAGAACGCCCAGACCGTCGAGGCGGTGACGGCCGTCGTCTGGCCGACCTGACCGGGCTCGGGCGTGCCAAGGATGGCAGCCTGCCGCCATGCACGCCGAGCTCGAAGTCGATTTCCGCGCCGTCGCCGAATTCATGAAGGCGCATCTGCCCGGCTACGCCGTCGCGGAGCGCCAACGGGCGATCGGCCTGCGCCGTGACGGGGAACTGGTCGCGGGGGTCATCTTCGAGGGCTTCAACGGCCGCAACCTCTGGATGCACGTCGCATCCAAGCCGGGGCGGCGCTGGTTGAACCGCGAGTACCTGAGCGCCTGCTTCCGCTATGCCTTCGTGGACTGCGGCGTCGAGCGCGTCAGCGGCTATGTTGAGGCCTCCAACCTCGACGCGCGGCGCTTCGACGAGGCGTTGGGGTTCAAGGAAGAGGCACGCCTGAAGGGCGCCGCACAGGATGGCGGTGACGTGATTCTGTATGTGATGCGTCGAGAGGATTGCCGCTATGGGAAGGTTTCACCAAACGGACTGGGACTTGCTCCCGCACGACGCGTTCCGGCCGAGGTTCGGGCGACGCGGGCCGCTGACGCTGCACGGCGGGGGCAAGGGCGGTAGCTCTGCGCCAGCGCCGGACCCTGCGCTGGTCCAGGCGCAGATTCGCTCGATGGGGATTCAGGACAGCGCCATTCAGGCGATGCTCCAGAACAGCAACGAGCTGATGCCGCTGCAGAAGCAGCAGCTGCAGTTCGGCCTCGACAGCGCCAAGACCGCCTACGAGCAATCGCAGTCCGACCGCCAGTGGCTGCTGTCGCGCCGCGACGCGCTGTCCGGTATGCAGGACAAGCTCGTCAACGAGGCCAACGACTTCAACACCGAGGCGCGCCGCGAGCAGCTCGCCGGCCAGGCCATGGCCGACGTCAACGCCGCGGCGTCGAGCGCGCGAGACCAGTCCGCCCGAGCGATGGCGCGCATGGGCGTCACGCCGGGCAGCGGCCGCGCCCAGGCCATGGACCAGCAGCTGCAGATCGCGCAGACCGCCGCCGGCGCGGGCGCCGCCAACAACGCGCGCACCGCCGCGCGCGAGGAGGGCCGCGCGCTCACCGACCGAGCCGCCAACGCGCTGGCGGGCTACCCGGCCATGAGCTCGCAGGCGACCACCACCGGCGCCGCGCTGGGCGGCAGCGGTGTCGGCCTCACCGCGGCGTCGCTCGGCAGCCAGAACTCGGGCTACGGCTCGGCGGCCCAGGTCGCGGCGCAGATGGGCGCGAACGCGACCAACATGTGGGGGGCACAGGCCTCGTACAAGACGCAGCAGGATCAGCTCGCGCGACAGGGCGAGGGCTTCGGCAGCATCCTGGGCGGCCTGGGCGGGCTCGCAACGGGGGCCGCCAACGTGTACAGCTTGTTCTCGAAGAAGGGGTGATGCCCATGGCACGACGCAGTGATTTCGCGGACTTCGTCCGGAACTTTGGTCTCGGCTACAACCTGGTCAATCAGGTCGGTCAGGACGTCGCCATGGGGCGAATTGCTAGCGCGAAGGCGGAGCAGTCCCAGGGCTTTACCGCCGAGGACGGCAAGCAGCTCGAGGCGATCGCGAACGCCAAGGATGCGGACGGAAAGGCGCTCTACAGCTTGAGCGCCAACGAGGACGGAAGCTACACCGTCGCTTCCACCGCGGACCCCTCGGTGCGCGGGACCATCGCGCAGCACGGGGTGACTGACTTCCTCGGGCAGCGCACGAACGGGGCGATGACCGACGACCAGGTCAGCAGTGCTAGGCAGCGCGCCATGGCCGGCGTGGTTTCGCGCACGAACCCCATTGCTGGCCAGCAGATGCTGAACAACGTCATGCAGGCCGAGCGCGACACCCAGCGATTCGGCTGGGAACAGGCCAGCAGCGAGCGAGCGATCCGCAAGGGGAACGAGGCCGACGCCGACGAGGCGGCCACACGCGCCGCCGACAGCGCGACCTCGGACTGGCTCAAGAATCGACTGCTGAACGCGGACGGCAGCTCGCGCGCCGGCACCGTTGACGACCACCTCGCAGCGTCGCAGTTCCGTGCCATGAAGCTGGCCGAAGGCGGCCGGCTCAACGAGTCCAGCGCGGTCTACAAGGACTTCGCGGCGCAGTCGGCGATCAAGATCCAAATGGAGACCGCGGAGCGCGACCGGGAGGCCGGCATCGCGGCGTCTGCCCTTGCGACCGGCGACACGAAGCCGCTTGTCGGCTTCTGGAACAAGTACATCCCCGACGGCTCCCACGTCACCGACGTGCAGCGGGGCAAGGATGGTCGACTGACGATCTCGCGCGAAACATCTGACGGCCGCACGCTCCCGCCCAAGGTGATGTCGCAAGCGGAGCTGGTGTCTGGCATGGCGGCGCTGCGCGACCCGATGGCGCTGTACCAGTTCTCCCAGAACGAGTTCAAGAACAACCTGATGCTGCGCGAGGCGGCGCGCGCCGATGCCCACTCGGCGCGCGAGCAGGCGACCTTCAACGCACAGGCGCCGCAGCGCCAGCTGGCCAGCACCGTCGCGACGCTGCAGCTCGGCATGGGCAACACGGATAGCCCGACGGAGCGCGCGGCGATCCAGGGCAAGCTGTCCGCGATGACCGGCGGCGTGCTGGGCGCCAAGCATGAGCCTCCGACGGGCTACCGGTGGAAGAACGACGGCACCGGAGGTCTGGAGGCGATCCCGGGCGGCCCCGCTGATAAGACGGGCCCGGGCCAGAAGCAGATCCCCGCGGAGGTGGCGCGGATGAACGTGGCGCTTCGGTCGCTGGACCAGGGGCTCAACGAGTACGAGACGCTGCTCAAGAACTTCAACCCGCGCAATCCGAAGGACCAGTTCACGCCGAAGTCGCGCGCGCAGATCGAGTCGCTCGTCGCCGACCTGCAGCTCCAGTTCAAGGAGGCGCAGGCGCTGGGCGCCCTGGCCGGCCCCGACATCGAGCTCATCAACAAGTCGCTCGCGAGCCCGGCGTCGCTGCAGGGCGCCTCGTTCGGACGCGAGGGCCTGATGGCGCAGCTAGGTGAGGTGCGCAAGGCGCTGGAGCGCCGCAAGTCCGCCATCTCGCAGGAGTTCAACGTGCCGGTGCCAGGCGCCTCGGCGGCGCCGGCCGCGTCAGCAGCCGCGCCTAGTGCTTCCGCTGCGCCAGCGTCGGCCACCACCAGTTCGCCTCAGCGCTTCACGCCGTTGTGGGAACAGAAGAGGGACTGAGCAATGCCATTGAAATGGAACGAGGTCATCCAGAAGCCCGAGTTCAAGGCGCTTTCGCCGGAAGACCAGGAGGCCGCGCGAGCGCAGTACTTCAACGAGGTGGTCGCGCCACAGGTCCCGAAGGAGCACATCGACGTTGCGCGCTCGCAGTTCGATGGCGAGTATGGAATCGGCGGGTCGAAGGTCCAGGCACCGACCGCGCCGGAGCGCTCCACCGGGCAGGAGGTGATGCGCCAGCTCGGCCTGACGGTCCGCCACGGCATCGCCGGCCTGGCCGCGCTTCCAGGCATGGGGGCTGACGTCCTCGGGGCCGCGTACAACAAGAGCGCCGACCTGGTGGCGGGCGAGGGCAACGGTTTCCGGTTCTATCCGACGGCGAGAGCCCTCCAGGCCAACATGAGCCGCCTCGGCCTGCCCGAGCCCGAGAACGCGACCGAGCGCGTCGTGGGCGACGCGTCCTCGGCGGTCGCCGGCGCCGGCGGATCTGTCGCCCTGGGCAAGCTCCTCGCTGGATCCGCGAGTAGCGTCGCCGCCAACGTGGGAACGAAGCTGCAGCAGGGCATCGGGGCACAATCGGCTGCAGCAGCCACCGGCGGCACCGCGGCGGGCGTGACGCGCGAGAACGGCGGCGGCATCGGTGCGCAGATTGCGGCGGGCCTCATCGGGTCGCTGGTCCCTGCGGTTGGCGGCGCCACGGCCAGCGAGTTCGCGCGGCGACTGCTGCGCGGCGGCGAAGCCGGGCGGCAGCAGATGGCCGAGAACATCGAACGCTTTCAACAGGGCGCGGGCACGATGCCTTCGCTCGCGCAGGCCACCGGCGGCCGTGGCGCGCAGGCGATGGAATCCGCACTCGCCAAGACCCCGGGCGGCGCCGGCGTGATCTCGAAGTTCGCGCAGCGCCAGGCCGACGACATGCAGGCCGCCGTGCAGAAGGTCGCAGACGATCTCGCCCCCGAGGCCAGCGCGGTGAACGCCGGCGAGGCGATCCAGCGCGGCGTGCGAGCGTTCAAGGAAGGGTTCAAGGAAACCCAGGGCTCGCTGTATCGCGAGCTCAGCGAGGCGCTGCCAGCCGGCAAGCCGATCACCGTCGATCGCACGCGGCAGGCCCTTGCGGAGATGGTGTCCGAGATCGACGGGGCGCCGAATCTCTCGAAGTGGTTCAAGAACGCGAAGATCCAGGGCATCCAGAAGGCGCTGCTCGACGACCTCGATCTGTCGACGCAGGTACCTGGCCAGAGCTCGGTGATGCCGAAGGCGCCGGCGCCGGCCGCGCTGCCCTTCGAGGCCATCAAGAAGTTGCGCACGCTGGTGGGCAACGAGATCACGGACGGCTCGCTGGTGTCCGACGTTCCGCGATCGAAGTGGCGCGCGCTGTACGGCGCGCTGTCCGAGGATCTCGGCGATGCGGCCAAGGCTGCGGGCCCACGGGCGGAGGCGGCCTTCACGAAGGCCAACGAGTACACCGCACAGCACATGCAGCGCCTGGACGAGCTATCGACCGTCATCAACCGCGATGCGCCCGAGAAGGTCTTCCTGGCTGCGATCAACGGCACCGCCGAGGGCGACACCATCATCCGCCGCGTGCTGATGGCACTGCCGGCCGAGGAGGGCAAGAAGGTCACCGCCGCAGTGCTGCAGCGCCTCGGCCGCGCGGTACCTGGCCAGCAGAACGCCGAGGGCAACGCCTTCAGCGCCAACACGTTCTTGACCAACGTCAGCAAGATGAGCCAAGCGGCCCGCGAGACCATCTTCGGCACGACCGATGCCGGCGAACTGGTGAAGAAGATCGCCAAGATCGCCGAGACCCAGCGCGAGGGCTCGAAGGTGTTCGCGAATCCGAGCGGCACGGCTGCCGCGGCGGCGCAATCGGCGGTGGGCGGTGGCGTTGGCATGGGCGGCATCATGGCGGCTACGAGCGGTAGCGTCCTGCCACTCGCATCCGCCGTTGCGGTGCCGGCCGCCGCGAACGTCGGCGCCCGCGTCGTCACCTCGCCTCGTGTGCTCCGGTTTGCCGCGAGCAAGACTGCGGTTCCGCAAGGCGCTCCAGGGACGGTCACGTCGTCGCTGGCCCGAATGAACAGCGCTGCCGAATTGGACCCGAGCCAGCGTGAGGTCGGGCGCGTGTACGCGACGCCACGCGGCCGCTTCGTGTGGGTGGGAAACGGCTGGAGACCGGAGCAATGAGCGACCAGGTGATGACTGATGCCGACGTGTTTGGCGGAGAGCCAGCGCCGACCGCAGCCGGCCAGCCGATGAGCGACGCCGACGTCTTTGCGCCGGCGCAGACAGCCAGTGGCGCCGCGGGCGCGCCGACCTGGTTCAGCGGTGCCAGCGGTGACGAGCACGCCGGCCAGTTCGCGATCGTGGATCTCGGCGACGTCAAGGCCTCGCACGATGCCGACATGCGCCCGACCGGCGGCGGCAAGGGGATTGAGCCGGAGGAGCGCGACCGCGCCGACATGGAGCAGCGTGTGCAGTCCATCGTGAGGGACTTCGACCCGTCTCGCCTAGGCGGTGCCGACGCGGCGGGCGAGGGTGCCCCCGTTGTTGGCGAGGACGGGCACGTCGAGGCCGGCAACATGCGCGCGGTGGCGCTGCAGCGGATCTTCCGCGCCGATGGCTTGAAGGCGGACGCCTATCGCGACTTCCTGCGAGGCCAGGCACCAAGCCTCGGGCTCGACCCGACCTTGGTCGACGCGCTCAAGCAGCCGGTGTTGGTGCGGGTGCGAACGACCCCAGGGGACCGCGCTGGCGTCGGCCGCGATCTGAAGGGTGTCGACATCGCCCCGGCCATGCTGGAGTCGGCGGCCGAGCTCGGCGCCGCGCGCGATGTCGGTCCGGTGGAGATCGATGGCTCCGACATCAGCCCCGAGACCCTGGACATCATCTCGTTCCTCGGGGACAGCGCTGGCCGCCCCGACGACATCAACACCATCATGGCCGCGGCAAGGAAGATTCTCGATGGACACGCTCCCGAAGACGCCGTCGGGCGACAGCCTGATCAAGACCAACGGCCTAGTGCTGAAGCTCCAGGCCAATCCGAAGCTGCGCCGGGCGATCGCGGCGGCGATCAAGGCCATGAAGCGACCGAATCAGGGGCCAACGAGCTGAGCGACTGGCAAGACTTTCCGCCGGAGACCGAACACCTCGGCGTCGCGCGGGAGGACATGCCCCAGATCCGCCAGGAGCACCGCGGCGCGCTGACGCAATTCCTGCTGGCGCGCGGCATCCCGCATGAGCAGGCCGAGGTGCCGGCCGACAGCCTGAAACCGACGCAGTCACGTTGGTCGATGTCCAAGGTCGCGGCGGTCAAGCGTGACGCCAACGACCATGCGGTGCTGGTGTCGGAGGACGGGCGCCTACTGGACGGGCATCACCGCTGGCTCGCGGCGCTGGCTGACGATGCGCCGGTGCGAGTCATCCGGTTCGCGGCGCCTATCGAGCAGCTGCTCGGGGAGGCGAAGCAGTTCCCAAGTTCGGAGTCGGCGCTCAGTGGAGTAGCCAGCGAAGGAACTGGCCCAAGCTCGAGAAATACTCGATCAGGGCCCAGATGAACAGGAGTGGGACGCCGATCAGCACGACCAGCAAGCCCGTTCCGAACAAGTTCTCGCGCCAGAGCTCTTGATCCTTTGCGCCACGCAGCAGGTCCTCGCTTTCAGCGAGAGACATCGGGCGGGCATTGGGGTCGAACTTGTGCGCCATGAGCCCAGCATACCAGCGGCCCCAGCGGCGCCTCCATCCGAAGAATCGCCCACCCACCCTGAGCTGGCGCTCGGCCAGCAGCACGACGCCTTCGAGCTCGTTCACGTCGACCGGCCGGTCCAGCAGCAGCACCTCGCGCGCGACATGGCCGGCGACGGCCGCGGCCTGCTTATGGATCGGCCGTGCTACCGCCATGCGGCCCGTGCTCGGGTCGATGCTGCGCTCCGCAATTGTGGCCGCGATCTCGTCGGCCAGCCGCATGGGCGGCAGCGCCACCGTGCCGCCGTCGGCGACATAGATCGCCTCGATACGCTGGCGCGTCGCCTTCAGGTGTGGGTCTTGGCGGGAGCCCGCGAGGGTGCTGGCCAGGAACGAGCGCCAGGCCGCACCCAGGGTCGCGCGGACGCCGTGGTGCCCGACGACTTCGTGCGCGATGACGGCCGCTGCCCGCTCGCCGTCCAGCGCCGAGGCGACCAGGAAGGCTTCGCCGCGGCGGTACGCGGCCTCGACGTCAGGCGGCGCCGGGAAGGGGAGGTCGCGCGGCGTGTCCACGACACGGATCGGCGGGCAGCCTCTCCAGCGTTCCGCGAACTCCGCCGCGACCTCGTCGACTTGCCGGCGCCTGTCCACGTCAGGCCTTGCGGTGAGCGCGCCTGGCGGCCTTGCCGCCATGAGCCTGATCGTTCTCCGGCAGGCTGAGCATGATGAGGTCGAGGATGTCGACGCCCGGGTCCCGACGCCCGCTCGAGGCCGAGGGCAGGGCGGCCCCGGTGGCGAGAGCCAACGCCCGTCGCATCGCCCGCGCCGCCACGTAGTCGGTCCGCGTGGGCTTGACCGACATCTCCTCGATGGCGCGGTTCATCTGCATGTGTCGCACCGCCGCCTCCTCAAGCAGGCGGTTGGCGACGGCCAAGTCGGGCACGGAGTACGCGTGGTCCCTGGCGGCGTGGAAGGCGACCAGCGCCGCCTGCTTCTTGCGCTCCATGGCGCGAGTGATAGAGTCCATATTGAGGTCTCCCTGTGAGAAAGTGGATCTCGCTTAGAAGCCCTTGCCGGTTGCCGCCAGCAGGGGCTTCGCCTTTTCAAGCATTGAGGCGCGCCGGCTTTCGCGGCGCCACGGGTTGCGGGACCTTGTTGCGGTCGAGCGTGAATCGGCCTTGGATGAAGGGGTGCGTCGCGTAGGCATCGCTCACCCAAGTGCACTCGCTGATGAAGACCTTGAAGACCAGCGACACGTCTGCGATCGCCCAGACCGTGTAATGGCTGTTCAGGGCGAACTCGTGATGGTTGCGGACCTCGCCGAACGGCTTCGGGCTGAACGGCAGACGGCGCATGACATCGTCGATGACGCGTTCGGCGAGGCCGTACTTCTCCGCGATCCGCGCGCGAGCCTTCGAGATGGGCTCGCAGTTGTGCGGGCAGCGGTCGAAGACGCGCGACTGCGCAACTTCCTTGACCTCGGCTTGGATCTGCTCGATCGCCCGGCCTTGCTCCGCTTGGGTGGCCTCGACTGCGGTTTGACGGCGCTCGAAGTCGACCAGGGCCTGGGCGCTGGCGAGCACGATTTCCGCCTGGGTCTTCGGCGCGACCTGATACGACCCGGTCTTGCGGATCGACGGCAGCACCTCCTCGAACACCCAGCGCTCGAATTGCTGGGCGGCCGGTAGGTTGCTGCTGATGATCAGCCGCATGACGTCGGCTTCGTTCAGGACCCGCGCGAGCTGCGTGCCGCCGGCCGTTTGGAGGGGGTAACGTTTCGGTACCCCCTTGCAATGGTCTCCCATGGCCTTATTGGGATTGGCGTAGCCGAGGCCCTCGCAGACGTCTTTTCCGACGAACCAGTGATCGCCGTCGATCTCAACGGTGCGCACCGAGAAGGCGCCGTTGGTGAAGGGGGTTACGGCGTTCATTGCTCGGCTCCCTTGAGCTGCGGCTCGTCCAAGCTGGCGACGGCGCGCTCGAGGATCCGGTTGATGAGCCAGTTGACGCTGCGGTCCTGCAGTGCGGCTTGGGCCTTGACTGCGTCGTAGAGCGGCTTCGGCACGCGCACCTGAATGAGTGACTTCGGTTCCTGCACTTTCCATTCCTCATGAAGTGAGTGTGGATGAAGAATAGATACGAAATGCGTGGATGTCAAATCGTATCTTTGCGGCGGCGCTTTTTGATGTCCACAATCCGGGCATGGCCGATCGACATCAAGCTCCTGCGTACCCGCTCCGGCTCACAGCCGACCTCAAGGAGCGGGTGACCAACGCGGCGAAGGAGAGCGGGCGCAGCTTCAACGCCGAGGTGGCGCACAGGCTGGAGCAGTCCTTCGAGGCCGCGGCCGCACCCAGCGAAGGGCAGGGCCTGTGGGCCCACATCGCGAAGCTGGAGCGCGAGCGCTCGGTTGCGCAGATGCAGGTGCTGGACATCCGCGACCAGGTCGAGCGGCTGCAGGCGGAGATCCACAAGCTGCCCGATGACGGTCACCGTCAGGAGCGCGAGCGGCCGTTGATGGAGGAGTTGCTCGCGCTGCGGACCAAGCAGCGAGATCTGGAGCGAACCGTGATCATGGTCGGGCTGCGGCTGGGAGACCTACAGACCGAAGCCAAAGAGGGGGGCACGTGATGCCGAAGTTTCGATTGGAGCCGACGTGCCGGTACGGCCACGGGGCAATGAAGCGGGAGAACGGGTACTACGCGTACAGCAGCGTCAAGCTGAGCGGCCCGGTCAACGATGAGAAGACGATGGCGTTTGATGGAGGGGGCTTCTTTCTGGTCGCGCTATTCAAGTGTGAGACCTGCGGCTACGCCGAGACTATCGATCCTGCGTTCTCGGAGGACTGATGGGAATCGTGCACAAGATGGCCGCACCGGCAAACGTCAGCAACCAAGGCGGTGGCGCTGAACACGGTGGGGGCGGCGGTGGCTATGATGCCGACATGGAAGCGCGCCTCGCCAAGCTCGAAACCAAGTGGGACACCATCGTGCCGACGCTGGCCACGAAGTCCGACATCGGCGATCTGCGCACCGAGATCCACAGGATGGACGCGTCGATCAAGACCTGGATGATCGCCACTGTGATCGCGCTGTTCCTCGGCTTCTCGGGGCTGTTCTTCACCGTGTCCAACGCGCTGAAGCCAGCAGCACCGGCGCCGGCCGCCGCAGTGCCGGCCCCGCAGCCGCCCATCATCATCAACGTGCCAGCGCCAGCCGCACAGGCTGCGCCGACCAAGGGTGCGACCGGGCATTGAACGTCCACCCATGCCGGAGGCCGTCGACCTGCGGTCTCGGCTGCCGGCGAGTGAACGCGACGACCTGACCCCCGAGCAACTGGCGTACAAGCGCCTCAATCTGCCGATCCCGTCGCAAGCGGAGATCGACCGAATGACAGTGTGCAACGCTGCCTTCCGTGAGGAATTCGACCGCATGTTGGCGCTTGGGTCTCTCGCTGGCCGCGAGCCTCCCTGAGCAGCGCTGAACGGCACGCCGCATGTGCAATCTGTACCACATGGCCCCGAAGAACGACTTCGAGGTCTACGTCCGCCGGCACCTGGGCAAGGTCTGGCTCCCCGAGGCGGAGCCCGAGAAGCCGTTCGTGGGGCCCTTCGACCCGGGCCTGTTCCTCCGGTCGGACGGCGAGGGCGGGGCGCTAGGGGAGGTCGGCCAGTGGGGCCTGATCCGGCCCGGCGCGCCGACGCGCAAGGACATGATGCAGCCCAAGGCCATGCCGGGGAAGAAGCCGCCGGCGCTGCGGGCGCGCAGCACCAACAACGCCCGGACGGAGACCGTCGCCACCTCGCCGACCTTCCGCGCCGCGTGGAACGAGGGCCGGCGCTGCCTGATCCCCGCGACCTGGTACCAGGAGCCGAACTGGGAGACCGGGAAAAACATCTGGTGGCAGCTCAAGCGCGCAGACGGCCTCCCGTGGATGCTCGCCGGCATCTGGAACCACTGGACCGACCCGGCGACCGGCGAGATCGTTCCCAACTTCACCATGCTGACCTGCAACTGCGACGGGCACCCGCTGCTGGCCAGGCTGCACAAGCCGGATCCGAAGCTGCCCGCGGACCAGCAGGACAAGCGCGCGGTGATCCACGTCGAGCCCGAGCATTGGTCGGTCTGGCTGACGGGCGCGGTCGATGACGCCCGCGCGCTGATCCGGCCGCAGCCGGCGGAGTTCTTCAACCAGGACGACGCGGTCAGGACCGATGGGCTACTAGCCCAGCTCATCTAGCGCGAGGCTGCTTTGCAGCGGAAGCGGACATCGAGCCGCCATGGATGCAAACACCTACATGACGCTCGCGCGCTATTGACTCGGAGATCGCGAGTGCCCAACCCGCGGGAGGCTTTAGGCAGCTCTTCCAAGTCTCTCTCCTCGCACAGTCCGTAAGTGAAAACGCCAGACTCCGCGCTATCGCCCTCACCCAGCGCCAAGGGCGGCGTCGATGGCGCGAGAGACCGTACGAACGACCGCCGCGCGCTCCGACTCGTCGTCGACGCGGCAGATGTCGCCATCGAGCTCCAGGAACTCGGGGCTGCAGTTGACGGTGGCGAACCAAGTCAGCACGCCGCCCAGCGGTCTCAGGTCAACGGAAACCTTCAGCAGCGCACCTGCATGGCGGCCTCGATACAGGAAGTCAACAGCCTTCGAGATGGACATGACGGGCTCCAGGGATCGTGCCAAGGGAAGCGTGGGGCGACGGCGGGTCAAGGAAGCCAGTCGTCCTCAAGTCGCTCTGGATCGAGTTGGTCTCGAATTCCCGCGACGGTCCCTTGCTGAGGGTTCACGGGAAGATCGATGAAGAGCGCCCTTCTTGGAGGAGCGTCCCGTCGCCTGAAGATCAAGACGCCGAGTTCGGACCGGTGGGGGCAGACATAGACCACGTCGAACGACGCGAGTTTCAATCCGCGGAGGCGAGAGAGCCTCGTCTTGACGAACATGTCGCTTCCTTCCGTAGTGCTCCGCAGCGGAGCGACTTGGTCCGTCAGCTGTGGCGGCCAGGCGTGCTGGCTGACGCGGAAATCGGGCGACCGAGAGGCGCGAATGTCAGTACGCGCATTGAAGCACGGCGAGCTCGCTGATGAGGATGTTTATTTCTTGACCCGGCCCGGGATCGTCGCTTGCCGTGCTGGTTTGAGCGCCTAATGGTGGTCCGGAACTGCGTTGGAGGTCACGATGAAGTCTGGTCCAGGATCTCCGCGCAGGTCTGGCCGGCCCGCCGAACGGGACGGGCTACCTTCGGCCGAGCGAGCGGAACTCCAGCGCCAGGGCGCAAAGGCGGCAGCGCGAGGAGATGAGACGTCGGAGAACCCGATGACCCATCCGTCCAACCTCCCGACAAGCACCGGGGAGAGCCGAGGTCTTTGGCAGAAGCGCAAGGACGCATGGCAAAGCGGGCACGACGCTCAGTCGAAGGCGGATGACAAGGCTGAACCTTTCACGCCGAACGGCAGCGCGAAAGATGAGCATTGATGCAGAAGGCGTTGAACAACTTGCGCAGCTGCGCAGGGAGATCAGCCATGCTGAGCAGGCGCTGAAAGCGCTACTGGCGGAGCTTGCCTGTGCGCGTAGCGAGAAGGATCTCGGGTCGCTTCATTGGCTGGTTCTGGAGAACGAGCGACTGTACGCGGCACTGGAGGCTCAGAACGACCGCGCGGCCGAAGAGGCGGACTCAGCTCACGCTGCATTGCAGGACGCCATCCGTATTTCCGAGACAGATCCGTTGACCCAACTGCCCAACCGCGTCGTGCTCTGGGATCGTTTGGCACATGACCTGGATTTGGCCAGGCGTCGCGGCACCCCGCTGGCAGTGCTGTATCTGGACCTCGACGGATTCAAGTCCGTCAACGACCGATTGGGCCATGAGGCCGGTGATCAGCTGCTACGCCACGTGGCTCGCTTGCTGAGGACAACACTGCGGGCGAGCGACACCGTGTGCCGCATGGGCGGCGACGAGTTCGTCATCGTTGCCGACGATGTTCAACCACCGCGCCTGACACGCTTCGTCGACAAGATTGCTCGCGCGTTGGGTTGCCCATGTATGGTCGGGGGCGAGATCCTGATCCCCGAGGTGAGTATCGGCGCGAGCAGCTTTCCTGAGGACGGCGATCAGCCCGAGGTACTGGTCAGGCGGGCGGACGAGAACATGTACAAGGTGAAGCGCTCCCGCAAGGATCCGTCGGGACCTGCCTGAACGTCGCGCGCTCAGCGGCGCTGCGAGCCATTCTTTGCGGTCAGAGCATCGAGCGACGGGCCTGTCGACTGTCCGCATGCCGAGGGATTCATGTTCGTCGGCGCGATGGCCTCAGATGCAATGATCGATTGCAGCCTGAGGCCGCGCCGGCCTCGAAGCGATAGCTGATACGGGTGCTCAATGTCCGCGGGTCAAGTGGAGGCGGGCATCAACGAGAGCTGCCCGAAGCCGTGACCCGGACACGCTCATATGCGACATCGACCTGCTTGACGCCTCCGGTTGGGATTTGATGCGTCAGGCTGGGCTTGCTCCTGCTGTCTTTGCTGTCGCCATCAGCATCTGGAATGAGCCGGCCGACCGAGCTCGGAGCCGCGCTGTGGGCTTCAAGCGCCACATGCTCAAGCCGCTTGACCTCGACGATGTCGGATCCATGCTTGGTGAGGCATCCGAACGGAAGAACCTGCACGGCCGTGAAGGAGCCCCTCGACGCAATGAGCAAGGACCGCACCCAGCCTAGAGCAGTCGGCCGACCACGCCTGCTGGTGCTTCGGCGCTGCTGGCGCGCGTAGCGCCGATGGTCACGAACTCCTCGGCCAGGGCTTCGTCGAGGTCTTCGCCAGCAAGGCGCAGGACTAGGGCGGGGAACTCGATGTGCACCGCGTCCAGGGCCGCGAGTTCTGCGGCGCGCCAGCGACTCGCTGCCGGGCACTCCGGGGCTGTCGTGCCATAGGCCAGGCCGCCGGCCGCGAGAAACGCGTCGACGACTCCCGCGGCGCCGCCAAGGTGCTGCTCCAGCACGCGCCGGATGGTCCGCTCGGCGCCGTCCCGGTCTCGCGCGAGCACCGCGACCTGGTGCATCCAGATGCTGTAGTTCATGGTGACTCCGATCTCACTCCGGCCGGACGTGGGTAGGTAGGCGGGCGAAGAGGTTCGCCTTGAAGCGCTCCTCGAGCTCGATCTCCTCGCGCGCCGTCATCGGCCGCATGAACCAGCTCTGCAGGTACGAACGCTGGCTCTTCGTCCCTTCGTTCTCACGCTCGAAGCCGCTGACGGTCCAGGCGCCGGCGCCGGCGTGGACGACGATCGCTTCGAACAGCGGCGGGGGGAGCTTGGCCGGGTAGTGCGGGTGTTCGCGCAGCCGCGCCACGCGCGTCACGCGCCGCGTTTCCTCGTCGCGCTCTTCCGAAATGCACAGCATGCCCAGCACCTCTTCCTGCTGAGCGAAGAGGGTCTGGGTCAGGGCCGCACCCTGGCTGAACTTGCGACGGACATGCCAGTACATACTGTGTATTTATACAGTACAAAGTGGCAGGAGGGATAACGACGCCGTTAGAACGATGGCGATTCGTTAGAAAGTTGGGCCCAAAACGAAAAGAGCCGCAAAGACAAAAAGTCCTTGCGGCTCAACGAGTTAGG